ATCTAGTGTACCGTTTACAGTTACATTGTTAAATGTAGATAAACCTGACCCTGCAGTTACATTACCCGTCACATTGCCTGTAAGATTACCAGTAACGTTACCTGTGATATTGCCTATTACGTTACCTGTAAGTGGGCCTACAAGACTTGAACCTGTAATTGTTGTACCTGTGATTGCGGCTGTAGAAGAAGCACCAATAATAGTACCATCAATATTACCACCGTTTATATCTACAGTAGCTAATGTAGCCTGACCAGATGTAGAGACTGTAGTAAAGCTACCAGCAACGGCTGTTGATGCACCTATAACTGTATTGTCTATATTACCTGAATTAATGTCTACAGTAGTTAATGTTGATGTTCCTGTAGCTGTTAGGTCTGTTACAGTAGCAGGTGAAGCTGATGAAGCACCAATAGTTGTACCATCAATAGAACCTGCATTAATATCTACAGTAGCAAGAGTAGAAGTACCTGTAGCACTTAGTGTAGTAAATGAACCAGCACCAGCAGTTGTACCACCTATAGTTACGTTATCTATAGCACCAGAGTTTATGTCTACAGAAGTAATAACACCTGTAGTTATATTAGCTGTGCTTAGAGTAGTTGTTCCAGTAACACCTAATGTACTTCCTATAGTAAACGTACCTGCAACTGCACCATTAATATCTACATCTAGTGTATCTATGTGTGCTGTACCATCTAAGTATAAATCTTTAAACTCTAAACCAGATGTACCTAAGTCTATATCATTAGTTATTACAGGTATAATAGCACCATCAGAGAAGCGTAACTGTTCTACTGCGGCTGAAGATACCTCTACAAAGACACCTACTTGATTAGTGCTAGTGTTTATGGCAACTTTGTTTAGTGCATCAACATCACCGATAAGAGGAATGTAACCGCCTTCTCCTGTTGAGCCATCGTGCTTGTGTCCACTTGATACAGCGAATGCATCACGGAGTTTGTTATACTCGGCGTTAATAGGCGCTGCACGAACTGTAGCTGTTGGTATTATGTCTGCTGAAGACTGTCTTACGTAACCTGCCAAAGTATTATCTCCTGTCGGCTGTCTCATACGTCAAGGCTACTGCCTGTATAGTATGACTTGCATTTGTATTATTCGTAACGTAACTTATGGAAACAGAGTTACCTGATCCAGATATATTTGTAAGTGTTTTAGGTGAGGGATTACCATCATATATACCACCTGCTCCATATATAGCTGTACCATAAATTGAAGCTGCACCCTCTGTAGTAAACTCATAGTTAGTAGGGTTGCTTGTCCCTGTGTCATCATAGTCATAAGAGACACCAACAAAAACTTCTGTATCACCCTCTGATTTTAGGTATGTGTTTACTTTATGTATTACCTTACGTATTTCTGGGTCTTCCATATAGTAATAGGGTGTTTGATATAAACTAAAGATAGAGTTACCACCAAAGCTATTACCTTTTTCTTGTCTATGTACTCTACCAGAACCATCTCCATGTATTACATGTTCAAATTGTCCTATGTATCCACTAGCTACACAATTTGCTTCCATACCAGTAAGCTGACTATACTCAAAAATACTCTGCTTATTCTGACTCTTACGTATACCACCTATTAAAGATAGAGAAGCATCGTTCTTAAAGAAGAATCTAAACTGTGACTTCTTCCTAAGTACTACGATAGCTACATCTTCTATTTGTTCTGATAGATAATAGTTATCGAATATAGACTGTATTTCTTTAGAAACTGTAGCGAGTTCAACATCACCAATTTTATCAGTACCAGAAACAGGACGTATACCATCAGGACCTAAGAAAAGTAAGTCACCACCAAACTCTACCACAGAATCGGGTGCAAGGCAACCCATATTTGAAGTAACATTCTCTAGTGTAAAATTAGCTACATTGTTTCCTATTAATCTTTTTATATTATTAGCACCAAAAATATATAGTTGGTTACGAAACTTTTTTATGGCAGTTATAGTAAAACCTACATTAATAACTCCAGCACCACTACCTGCATCAAAATCATAAGCATTTACGGGTGCACTAAAGTGTAAATTGTAAGGTTCAGAAGAATCACCACACAAAAATACATGAGAACTAAACTCTTCTGAGTACTTAGGATTATTTGGAGCATTAGCATGCGTAATCTGTGTGTATGTAGTACCATCATATGTTGCCGCTGGATTAATACCATCTGTAAGTAGTAACACTTCACCTGACCAGTTAAAGCTAGTAAAGCGAATCCGAGTAACATTAGTCATACTAGGATTACCAGCTTCTGGTATGGCTACCCAAGAACTACTAGAGTTATGCCAACGATATAGATAGTCATGACCAGTTGTAGGTTTTCTACAAGCAAATATACCGTCATGTAAGTTACCGTTAACTGTAAGGCCAAGTACAGCACCTGTACCGGGAACAGTGCCGTAGTCATTGGAATAACCACTAATACGGCGATACCCACCAGATAAGGCAGGTTCATAGTTAATCATACGTATAGCACTACCTGATAAGTTAGTCGCTTGGGTCAGGGGGTCTATGTTAGTAACCAATCCCCCAGAACAAACCGATAAGTATGTACTTAGTCTATCTGCCATTTAGATAATACTTTTATATAGAGAGTTACCTGATCTATGTATTACAGTTGAGCGTAAATAGTCTTTGCTATCTACAAGTAACCTACGCATAGACTTAATGCCTGTTCTAAATTTAGCTTCATGTAACTGTGCTGATTGTTCATTAGACCTAAAGTGCATTAGGTACATCATAGCACCATCAAGTACTACATGTTTAAATCTATCGGGAATAATACACACATCAGTACTTAGTACTAGATCAGCAGGTACTTTCCAGTATCTGTATTCTATAACATAAGTATTATCTGGTACAGGTGAAACACCAAACTTGTCTTCTTGTGTTTTATATACTACATCAGGTTTTGTATAACCATCAGTACCAGCTACATCATCAAGACTTCTTCTATCACTTATATATGATTCATACGAAATGCTAGGCAGTTGTGTTGGGTACGCAGATTGTGCATTAGTTAAATAAAATGTTTCCCAATCTGCTTTAGAATAGTCAGAAGGGAAGTCGTAGGTCTTTGTGCCTACTGCAAGTGTTTGTTCGTAAGTTACTAGTGTAAAAGGCCACTCTTGCGCCTCTTGTAGTATCTCACGTATAGAGGAATTAATAGAGTCTTTAGCTAGTGACTGTACATTTTTAGTAGATGGGAAATCTTCTAAGTTTATCTCAACCTCGTTAAGACGACGAAGTAACTCATTCACTAGATTTATATATGTCGCCATGTTAATTCCTACTGTTACAAATATAAGTGGGCTAGTTTCCTAGCCCACCTACAATATTTTATATTATGCTAAGTTATATTTAGCAGTAACAAGAGCTTCTGGACGAAGAATCTTGCGGCCATATAAATGCATGCCACGAACAATGTCAGCAAATGAATCTGGATCACGGTATGATTCAGTTTTGTTGATTTGTTCCGCAGTTGCAACCGCAGAGTCATGACCAGCACAGATAACACCGTAGTTAGTGTTCTGGTTAGCCGCACCTGTTGTAGATGCACCAGTACCTACTGATGGTAAGTTGTTTGAAACGTATACACGGAAACCGTGGAAGTTGTTCAAGACTAGACCATTCTTTAGGCCATCACCACCGAAGTCAGCATTTAATAGACGTGAATCTTCATCACGTAAGACTTCCATCATCACTGGGTCAATTACGATCCAACGACCTTGTGTGTCTACGTTCTGAACATCTAGTAAACGACTCATACGTGCCACCAACATAGCTGGCGAAACAGTAGCTGTTGGTAATGCAGTAGCTCCCGGCAGACGTGCTGCAACTGGAATCGAATGATCACCAGCAGAAGTTGTTGTAATGTTACCAAATGAACCTTTGATAAGCTTGTTCGCTGCAAGTAGTTCGTCTGAACCAGCTGCTGAGTTAGCTTTAGTACCATTTACTACATTGTTTACTGTACCAGCATTTGCATGTAACGCAGCCTGTTTGTAACCAGATAAGTAACCAAGAACATCTTGGTCATACTGATCAGCCAAACGATATGCTGCACGATCCGAAGCCAAGCTTTGGAAGTTTACATGTGAGTGTGCTTCTTCGATGTCATCAACTTTAAATGCAAAGTAGTTTGCTTTGTCGATTGTTAATGAAAAATCATTATCGGATAAATCCTGAGTTGAGATAGTAGTACCACGTAGATATGCAGTTACTGAAATCTCAGGCTCTTTTATGATTTTTACTGAGTCGCCCATTTGAGCGATTTCTCCGAAATAGTCAGAGTTAGTGATAGCTTCACAGATAGCAGATTTGCGAAATGCAAGTTGCACCTGTTTGCTGTAAATAACGGGCGAGAAGTTACCGTTTGGTAAGTTTGTATAGCCCGAAGCCTTTCCAAATGCCATTTTAATTCTCCTTTAGCATTAGATTACAGATGCAAACGACTATTCACTTATATAGAGGCTAAGTACTTGTAGGGTGCGTTATTATGAAAGTTGGCCTACCTTCAGTATAACGGGCCATAAGACATTAGGTTGTCAAGAAGTATTTTGTTGTTTGCGTGGGTTTAGTCGTAGTGTGAGTAACCTGTGTCTTAGGGGTCACACTACTACATTGTACATATAGTTATATCATAAATATATTATATGTCAATAGCTTTATCGAGCATTGCCCGACATATCGTAAATAAATTTACCAGTACGAATGGCTTCCATAATAGCGTCAGAAGCTTTTTCATACTGTTGTGCTGTCATCTTATTCACTTGTGATTCTTTAAATACATTCTTAGAATCATCTGAATCAGGTGTAGCATTACTACGACTGTTTACTGAACGTGCAGCATCTTTGTTGTTGCTTGCAGGTTTTTGTTTCTTAATACCCATATCAGCTTTGTACAGATCAATTGCACGTGAAGCTGATCGTGAATCATCAGCATTCTCATATAATGCGTCTTGTACCCACTTGGGTTGTTCATCTACCCAATCATGGAACGCATCATCATCTCTGATTTCACCGAAGTCAGGATGTGCAGTCATTAATTCTACTTCAGCTTTCTTGCGTGTTGCATCAGCTTTCATTTCATCAATTTCTTTTACACGTTCTTCTAATCCAGCGGCTTGTTCTCTTGCTTTCTTAATCGCAATAGTTTCTACTATAGCCGCTACATCTGGGTATTGTTCTGCCCAAGCTTCAATGTCTCCATCAGACTTAGGTAACTTAATCTCTTGTCTAGTGGAGTCTTCAAGTTGACGTTGTAACGTTTTAAACTTGTCATCCCAATCTTTTTCTTTGTCTTGCATATGTCGTCTAAGATCACCGTAGCGTTTCTTAAAACTTTTTTCTTCAGCATTAATAGGTTCAGCTTCAGCTACTTCCTCTGTAGCTTCTGTTGTTTCACCTTTTTGTTCAGCAATAAGTTGTTCGAGTTCTTCCTCTTCCATCTTACGCTTATCTTCATTAGAGTATTTACGATTTGCAAACGCAACTTTAGTTTCTGGCTTTACTTCTTCTGCCATTATTTTATCATTCATATTTCAGTCTTTCATACTGGGGCCGCCGTAGCCTAGTGTTGGTAGGGGGATGGGTAGCCAGTTCAAATTTAGCAGTGTTTTAAATAACGGGTGCTGCTAATCCACGCCTTACAGGTGCAGTAGGTTCGATAACATCTGGTGTACCTAAGTCCAACAGTTCTGTTCCTAATACACTTATTAAAATTTCTCCTATGGGACTTCTTAACAAGTCAGCCAATTGTTCTCGTTCTTCATCTAGTAGTGCATCAAATCTACTTGATACTTCATTTTTATATTCTTCAAAATCCATTAGAATCCACCGCCTTTGTATGTATCTTTAGTTACCTTACCATCTTTACCAGCGTTTCTGGATATTGCTGACTTTGTGTATCTTGTAGCTGATGCTTGTGCTTGTCTTTGTTTCTTTCGTCTATCTCTACTACTGCTACCACCACCACTTGACTGTGCTGCGGCTTGTTGTTGAGCATAAACTTCATTAGCTTTTCTAATAGACTCTGCTCTAACTCTAGCATCTTCAGCTTTTTTATCAGCAACAGCCTTTCTAGTTTTTTCTATTCTAGCTTGTTTATCCTGTTCAGCTTTTATCTTTTTCTTTTCAGCCGCTGTTGGGAATCTACGAGCAAGTGCATTGGTATTAGGTATTTTATACCACACAGCACCTTCCATATTAGGATCACCACCGCTCGCATCTGTACCTATCTTAGCTTTAGCAGTTGCCGATAGTTCATTTTTTCTAGCTGCGGTAACTGTAGAAACCCTATCAGTACTAGCAACACTAATCGTATTTTTATCATAAGTACCTACATTACGTTGTTTAAAGTTTCGACCATTCTTTATCATTTCACCCAATGTAGGTCTATGATATTCACCTTGCTCATCTACAAATACATTTCTGCCATTATCTGCTCTAATAGCAAAGCCTTGATCATCAGCAAGTATACCTGTAGAACTACCATCTGAAACAGCACCTACTGCATAATTATCAACTGTAGTGCCACCTGTAACTTTATATCTTTCACTTAACTCATATGCTTGATCTAAATTTACATCGGGTAAGTTTTCCCATGCAGTTGCTTGGTTAGATTGACCAGCTTTATACGTTTGTTTAGGTTTGCTTACTTTAACACCCAATCCAGTTTTTTCAACTGTCTCTGGTTCTGTTTTTGTAATATCTAACTTAGCAGTCTCTGCAATATCTAAAGGCATCTCAGAAATTAAAGGCCCCATTTCTTGATCTGGCCTACTAGTCTGTGGTAAATCTAAAGCATCTGGTCTTGTTGTAGCAATAGCACCTGTTGGTTTAGGTGGTACTATACCAGAAACACTAGGTGGTGTATATGCAGGAAATGCACTAGCAGTTTGTTCCGCTACAGTCGGTGGCATTAAACTATCAATACTACGTGTTGCGTCTTGTTGATAGGCAAGTTGAGCTTCTCCCATAGGCGCAGTACGTAAATCTAAATTAGCCTGTGCTTCTTTAAAACTATTAGCACCAATATAATCAGAAGCAGGTTTAGGTGCTACATATTTTTTATTATCATATATAGTTTCACCCGGTATTACTTCTATTGTTTTAGGTTCAAAGTTTCTATTTGCTATATTTGTAAAATCATTGGCATCATCTTGTATAGGTAACTCTTTAAATGCAAAAGGTGTTGGTGCATTAATACCTGTAACAGAAGGTGGTGTATACGTAGAGGTATCTACAGGAGTTACTGGAGTTATATCTAAAGCATCGGGACGCATATTAATTGCTCCAGAACTATAAGATGTAGGCGCAACCTCTCTAGCTTCTCCGGGCATTAAATCGTTAACAGGATCATCTTGACCTGCTGATATATCTAAAGCATCAGGACGCATGTTAATTGCACCAGAGCTATATGATGTAGGTGCAACTTCCCTAACTTCTCCGGGCATTAGATCATTAATAGGATCATCCTGTGGTAAAAGTTTTATAGGTGTTGGGTCTACGTTAACACCAGTTTCTACAGCAACCTTTTTAATTTCTGCTACTTCTTCTGGTAATTTACCTAAAGCACCTGCTACTGCATCAATAACACCACCAAATACATCACCTAATAGGTTATTAACTAAACCACCAGCGTGTTCATTTATACCCTCAGTTCTAGCTTTAAGTGCGGCAATTTGTTCTGCATTTAATAATCCAGAGTTTAAAAGTTTAGTAGCACCCAATAGTGCTTTTTTATCTTGATGTGCCATAGCCGCCATAGGAAATAAGGCAAATGGCCCCATAAACAACATAGCCGCCTTAGCAAAAGTTCTTCCTGTACCTACTAAAGTAGACGACTTATCCATGTACTCTTCATAGCTTAGGTTATCCCAATCAATCGCTTCTGGCGGTGGTAGTGCAGCATTAGTACGATCATCGTTGTCTCTTCGTACTTCTTGTGTGGCGGCATTAGCATCAGCAACTATACTGTCAGCAGGTGTAGTACCAGACCCAACAGGTGCATCAGTACCCGTATATAAACTATACCCATCTGGAATAGGGAAAGCAGCTTTACCACCTATAAATGGTATTAATATATTATTACCAGCAGCATTACGATATTCTTTATATTCAATAGCGGCATCACCCATAAGCTTTTTAAAGTCTACTGTAGTACGTACAGGTTGTGTAATTTCTGGTGTAAGTCTACGTGTACTAGTGCCTAATGGTACAACAGGTTGATTTGCTACAGCCGCAACAGGATCAGGGGTACGCATAACACTTGTAGTACCTGTAGCTAAACCACCAACAGCCATATTAATTTCACCATCATTATCATCGGCAGGTGAACCTGCTACAATAATTAAATCATCCATACCAAATGGTAAGTCATCATCCATAGTAGCTTCATCACTGTTGCCCATCTGACCCATAGCTTCCATTTTCTTTAAACCCATTTTAGCTTGTTGTCGTAATCGCATAAGCTTATCTAAACCAATATATCTTGTAACATCCTCTGAAAATATAAACTCACCGTTGCTTACGTTAGCTTCGATATCATCACGAACACCTTCACGAGTTCCACCTACAGGAACTTCATTACCAGATTCTTCGTCAATCATACCGCCCTCATCTTTTAAGCCACCACGTGCGAATAGTTCCATTTGTTTTTCCATCATGGGATGTTTCCTTATTTGTGTTTTAATACTTCGTCACGTAACAATTTTATTCTACGTAATTGAAAGATCGCACCTTGTGCTCGGTATATGATCTTATCATTGTCAGCTTGTTCCATAGTTCTGTGCTGTTGAGCTATTAGAGAATCTATATAATTATTGAACTGTTCCCATTGCTGGTGGTTGCTGACCATTGCCTTGAGCTTGCTCAGGTGCTCCTTGTCCTTCTGCATTTCCGCTAAATCCTTGTTCTTGTGGTAGAGGTGCTTGTCCTGTACCTATGTTTCCACCACCTGCGCCTGTAGGGTCTGCTGGATTAGCACCTGCTGGTGCACCTTGCTGATCTGTTGGCTGTTGTGGTTGTTGAAAACCTTTCATGAGTTCAGCTTGAATAGCCGCCTCATCCATATTGTTAGTAACCTTGTCTGGGTCTAACTCAAGAGACTTTGCAATCTCCCGTATAATATACTGAAATTTTGCAAAAGGTGCAAGGGCTGGACTAGAAGAAATTTGCATAAACTGCATTAATCTTTGGCTACGTACTTCATTAGCCATTAAGCTTTCTGTACCACGAGCCTTAACCTCTAAGTCACCTTTGATCTTAGGGTCGTAATCAAACTGCATATTGAATCTAAATAAGTTCTCACCTAGTGGACGCAATAGATAGTCATCAATATTCTTGATAACATTCTTAATGCCACCTTGTGCAGCACCCATTAACATACTAATACCAGAAGCAGTACGACCTACACCTGACACACCTGTCTGACCATGTGCGAAAGATGGAAATCCTGTAGACTCATCTGCAAGGACACGTGCCTTGTCAAAGAGTTGCAAGTTCTCCTGAGCAACATTAGGAAACTTAGTTCCAAAAATGCTTTGTCCGGGTGCACCACCTTGGCGACGAAAAACTTTGCCGGGATACACGGACATATCCTGTCCCGGTACTAAGTTAGTTTCGTCTACCTCTATCAACAAGTTTCCTGATAGTACAGCATTGTCAACAGCCATACGCATGAAACCATTCATTAGTGTTTGTGTATCATCCATATTCTCAGCTATACCTACACCAAAGAAGCTATAAGGGTTAAGCTCATATGGAACAGCCATGTAAGGAATGCGTGCAGGTTTAAATGGATTCATAACCATGCGTAGTAGTTTACCATTACAAATCCATACATTAGCTTGTAACTCGTCTACATTAGATAATTCATCTGGTATATCTACACCTTGCTCTATCAGCATTTCGACATCTACCATGCCCCAATACTCTAGTACTTCAAAACGTTCAATACCATGCTCAGGTGCATAATCAGATAAATCATCTTCCCAATGTTCTTTACTATAGTTTTCACCTAGTGAGATAGCTTCATCAATTACAGATGAACGGAAGTGTGGTCTACGTTTAAGTGAACGTAACTGTGTCCTTGACATCTTATGACGTTCAATAACAAACTGTGCTTCATCCATATTAGTAGCATCAGGATCAGGATAGAAGTTCCATACTGATACGTGAGATACTTGTGGGATTGTTTTCATTACTGGTGAATACTCACCATCTTCATCCCAGTTAGGGTATTCTTTATCTACTGCGAATGGTCCTTTCATTACGCCAGTACCAAACAGTGCCATCTCAAACGCTGTACTACGTAAATGTTTACTAGCACTAGACTCTTCTAACTGATCATGTATTTTCTTTTGCATCATCTTAGCCGCTATCATAGCAGGGCTAAATGTAACAGATGTAGGAGTTTTACCTACACCCTCACGGACATTATCAATCTCACCTAGTTTATCTTTGAGTGGTCCGATACTATCAAGTAATGTTTTAGCAGTAGCACCTGCAGGTAAGTCTTTACCATCACCAGCAAAACCATATGGGTTTACTTCTTCGTTTAGTTCTGACTCACGTAATTGCTCAGGTTCTTTAGGATCAAAGTGTACATCAGATACTACACCTTCTGGTAGTTCGGTAGGATCAACTGTTAACGGAAACTTCTGCCCAGCAAATAGTACATCTACTATCTGACCATAAGCAGCAAGTGTCTTAGTTTTAGTTACTTTAATAAATACTCTTGACTTCTCAGCCTCAGTAAACTGTACATCAGGACTATATAAACCACGATAGTTACGATATGCTTGTAACCAACGTTGTTCATCTTGTTGTCTGTAGTCATCAGCACGATTGTACTTCTCCATAATAAATGGAATTATCTTTGCTGTATCTGCATCATCAACCGTAGAGTCATCAGTATCCTCTAGGATAATTGCATCATCTTCGATAAAGCCTTCGTTTTCTTCTGCCATTTATTTGTCCTTAATATCCAAACGTGGAATCTGCTACATTCATACCACCTGATGGTCGCCCATTTGGATCATAATCAAATATGCTAAACCGTGGTCTTGACATGATACCATAACGTAATGCATCGTACAAGTGATCTTCTGAGGTAGTATCTATATCTTCTGGGTTTCTTTTGTCTATGGGTAACGCAGGTAATTGAGCTACCATGTTAGTACATGTATCAAAGAATACTAAGCGTGGTTCTTCGGTATATTCATCTACCTGTAACCTTCTATGTATCTCATTCTTACCTGCTACACGTGAACCTTTTGATCTATCTGATGGTCGCCATCTGCAACCTCTTTGAACCATTTGCTCTGCTAGAGAAGGTCCTGTATCACCACGCTTGTGCCATAGTGAGCTATCAAGTACTCCATACTTAATATTACCATCTCCAGCTTCTAAGTCAAGTACTTGATCAGCTAAATCTGCGGCTAATACTTTACTTACATATAACTCACGATATACTATTAGTTGTTCACTAGGTGATACCGCAAACCATACTACACCAGATTTACTACCATATCCATAATCACATGCTCTAAACTTAACCCAGTTACTTGGTATATCGAATGGTTTAATTACGTGTTTAGTTCTATCGAACTCAGTAAACGCTGCACCTTCTTTGATATCCCAATCACCTTCTAGTAATTGTCTTCTTTGCTGTTCTGGTAGTGATAGAAGCATTGCTTCGTAATCACCTTGTTCAGCTAAGTATGGATTATCTGATAATCTTGCAGGTATAAATTTACGTTTGAATAAAGCTTTACCAGCTTTCTCGTGACCTGCAGGGTATCTTAATACTTCAGTTGTTTCAATATCAGTAGCATCAAATGATTTATTATGAGGTGCTGGATCAATAAACATCTTCTTAACCCAATGATGGCCTCTACCACCGGGGTTAGTCGTAGCCCTCATATATACAGGTAAATCACTTGCAGTAGATCGTAAACGTGAGCGCATGTAGTTCCAAGCAAATGGTGTAGGCCACTGTGTAAGTTCATCAAAGCCTATCCAACTAAATGCTAAACCTTGGTATCTTAATACATCATCCTCTTTATCTAGGTATGACATCCACAGTCTTGCACCTGATGGTGCTGTCCATTGCATCTTACGTTCTGACCACTTAATACCCGGCCATATTTTAGGATACATTTCTTGAGACTTAAATATAAGTTCTCTTAGTTCTTCTGTAGTATGTCTTAGTAGCAATCCTGAGAATGATGGGTGTCCCATGAAACGTAGTGGATCAGCTAACATAGCATATGATTTGCCACCACCAGCACTGCCGCCATATAGTACTTCACGTTCACCTGCGGCAAGGAAGTCAGTCTGTGGCCCAGCATTAGGTTTAAATATTACATTATGCTGTTCTTCAACTTTAGCTAAATCATGATCAACTAAAACTTTAGGCGGCTCTGGTTTCTTCTGTGTCTTCTTTTTCTTTTGCACCGAGTCTTGTGCGCTCGATTTCTTCCGCTTTGGCGATTGCCTTTTTCGCATAGTCTGCCCATCTGCGAAGGCTTCCAGCTTTGTTTTTTCTTTGTCGCTCATTATCTAACCGTTTCTTTAAACCTACATGAGAAATAGTTCTACCAGTATTTCTAGTCAACCAGTTAGCAACTTCTCGATATGAATACTGTTTTAAGTATTTCTGTGCTTGCTCAAGCATATCAAGTTCTGCACTAATTGGCAAGAGTATTCCTTTATCTTTTGGGTCTAATTCATAGCCAAAGGGAATCGTTCTTGCTACACGTGGGATTGCTACCCATCTACTATTTTCTTTAAGGTCTGTCGGTTGTGGTAATTTCCATTTACCTAATGGTTTAGTCATTATCTTCCTGTGCTTTTTTAGCTGGCATCAACATGACACCACCCTTAGCTTCTACCTGCATCTTCTCAGTTTTAACTAAGCCAGTACGATCAAGTAGTTCTTTTGCTGCAGTCATCTTATCACGTATACCTAACTCAGTAGGATCGTATAGTGCACCTACCATAGCCATAGCCGCTTTAGGTACATTACGTGCTAAGTAGCTGTGAGTAACGTCAATGATTTCTTCTTTGAGGCTATTAGTTATTTCTGTGTTAGAAGTATTGGCTGAATAACCTGCAATGATCTTAGCACTGGTAATATCTCCACCAGCTTCATCCATAAGGACTGCTAAGAACTTCTTTTGTCTATCTGTTAGCTCACGTGCCATATTATTATTCCACCATGTGTAATGCTTGTTCAAGCGTTTCTTTGTTACGCCTAGACCAACCACGTCCAAATGTTTTGTACGTATCTAATCCTTCATAGAACCCTTGTCTTACTGTATATACATAATCAATAATATACTTAGGGTCTTTCTCCATAACAAGTTGTAGTGTCTTAGGACCAATAGCACCATCTGCTGTAGCACCTACTGCACGTTGTATAGCTTTAGCAGGTCTACCACTACCACTATTAACAGCCCAATCAAATGCACACCAATCTACTCCCGATGGAAGTTGATCACCCTTGACTCTATCCCAATAGTTCTTCTTGTAGATAGGACCAACATCATCTGGTGTTAGGTCACGCATCTCTTCTTCAGTAGACTCACGACCAATCCATTCATCATATACACGTTTAGTTACACCAAGATTAGTCATACCACCGGGGTCACTAGGATGATTGACGTAACCACCCTCGTGTTCCAGTAGCATTTCTAAACATTCATTGAAGTTACTCTTCATTATACCCTACTTTTTTTTACGTAGTTTAGGTTTAGCAGAAGTTATGCCCAATGGACGAGCTTTAGGTTTTGTAGATGTATTACCTAATTTTTTAGATTCAGCTTCTTGTGCTACCATTTTTTCTATCTGTGCTTGTACCTTAGCACGATTTGTAGCATTCTTCTGTTCTTTTAGTTTTTTACGTAGTTCTTTTAGTTTTGTTTTCTGGCTAGATATACCAGCACCTTTGCCTATCAGAGCACTTGAGCCACCAACAGTAACCGCACCTACACCAAAACCAATACGTTGAGACTTACGAGAAGCACGTTGTCCCCTAGTAGCTTTTTCAACTTTAGATTGCCCAGCAGTAGGTTTAGTTTTTAAGTCTTTAATATGCTTTTGACCCTGCGCTACTGCTCTTTTAGTAAACTTCTTTGCCGCAGCTGCTACACCTTTTTGTGCAATATACTTTGCTACTACAGCTCCAGCCGCATATATTAATGGAGCTGCCATACTACTTCTTCTTTTTCTTAGTCATGTAACCACCTTTAGCGGCCATCACTGTTTTCTTTTTACCAGCGGCAGGTGTTTTCTTTTTAGCTGGTGCTTTTTTTATGTTCTGTGTTAGAAGCTCTCTAAGAGGTATACCTAATTTGTCTGCTTCTTTTTTCATAGCTTTTAACCATGCAGGTTCTGTATTTTTCATAATATTATTTCTTTCCAAAAAATTTACTTACGCCACGCATACCAATGCTGGCACTCACGATTCCACCTAACGAGTACTGATACCAATCAGGCATAATTTCCAAGGCTTCAAACCCTGCATGTACTATATCATTACCCCATTGCCCACAAAAGGCTAGGATTAATGGTATAGAAAATAGAAGAGTAATCCACTCATCTTTCCAGCTATTCTGCGTAGCTTTCATTGCTTCGATATCCCAGTCTATTTCACCTGTGGCTATCTTCATTTTTGTTTCAGCTTCTGCTTTCTTTACAGCAGTCTTGCCTTCAATCATAGTACCAGCAAGATTAGCTACTTGACCTATTAAGTTTAGTCCTAACATTATCCGTTGTTACCTTTCACTTCTTTCTTGCTCATGTTAGTTACTCCGAAGAATACACCAACTATACCAGCTACAGATAAGAAATATATAGAGGCCATAGAGCCAATGATGTCAGCAGCTTGATCAGCACCTACAATAGTACATAGCAATACTAGGAATGGATATGCAAGCATACCAACTAAACAGAACCATGCCATACGTCTTTGTGCATCTCTCTGAGCATCTTCATCATCGAGTCTACGTCTACGATCTTCTAACGCTAAAGCATCCCACTCAGTCTTGTCTATAGAACCACTACCATTAACATCTGCATCTTCAAAGCTAGTCATTCTTAGACTTTCCTATATTTCTTAGACGTTTTAGCAGCGCCTTTAGGCTGTTTAGAAAACTGTTTACCAGCTTTAGTATCTTTACGCTTTTTTGCAGTAGTAGCTGCGTACTGCGAACTAGACATCGCTTTAAGAGCTGCAGCAGGTAAATAACGTTCCCCTGTAGCTTTATTACCTTGAGTCGAAGGTTTTCCACTTTTAGTCCCCCACTTTTGACGAGTCCATTTATTAAGACTCTTTTGTGATTTGGAAAGGGCCATTATTTATAGCCCCCACCTGCAGCTTTATAGGCTTTAGCGAGCATCTGTGCTTTACGTGCGGACCATTGATTGGCCTTGCCCCCCTTAGTTCCCCGTTTAATACGTTCAAACAAACGCTTCCGCATAGTAGGCTTAGTATAATTTCCTGCCTCATTTACCTTTGACTTTGCTTTCGATTTCGCCACGAGTAATACCTATATCTCTCAAATCTTTATCAGACATATTATTTAGTAACCATAAGTCGGCACTTGCTTGTCTGCTACGCTCTATGCGCTTGAATAATCTTTTAAACATTTTAACTATCTCCGTTATGTTAGTAAGGCTTGTTTACCTTACAGAGATAGTTATACCATACTTAGTTATATCATAATACAGATAATAATGCAACCCCGTTATGCATTCCTAGCAGGGTCATAGTATTCTTCTAATGAAACCATTACATCAATTGTGTTAGTAGTCTCACCATATGCTAATAGCTTATCACCAGCATGTAAGTTAAAGTAACCACCATTAACTAAGTTATCTACAGAGTGACCTGCCATACTTAATCCATTAGCTATATAATGATATGCATTATCTTCTTTGTGATAGAATTGTACGTATACCTTTTTAGTTGAGTTACTATTATTACTCAAGTGTAGGTATCGTACTATAGCACTGAAGTTATTAGGGCATGTGTACAACACAGTAGCACTTGCATCTGCAGCAGTAGCGGATACAAGATAACCTTGTGTGTGAAACTTGGCGTTGTTTAGATTAGCCATTACTTACCTGCGTCTTGACACTTACCTGTGGCAGAACAGTTAGCTGGTGTAGTACAGCCCTTACATGTTTTAAATTTACCAGTAGAATACATTTATATTTTTCCTATTACCATTTAACTTTGTGTGACCAGTACTTAGCACTTAGCTTACTAGTCGGTTTACCTTGAGCATTATGTCTAGCATAGTAACTCTTCTTACGAGCTTTGTCTTTAGCAGTCTTAGGATTCTTACCTGCACCACTTACACCCTGTTGTCCAAAGCGAATAAACTTATACGTGTCCCCTTCTTTAGCCATCACACAGTGAGACTTCTTAGGGTGACTAGGTGTCCTCTTAGGTTTGTTTACACCCTTGAGTCCTTCCTCTTTCATTTTATTCTTGACTCGCTCAGGTATTGCCATCTGTCCAACCTTCTTTTTTCATTGCCCACTCTACGTGTTCTAAAGTAAACTTACGACCATAGTGGGCTTCCACTGCAGTTCTTACATAGAATACATCACTGTGAGGGATATGTAAGTTCTTTAAATTACCATCAAGTAAATGATCGTAGAATTGTTTAAGAACATCGTCTGTATATAGTTTTACTGATTTCTTTGCCATTGTCAATAGTTAATTGCACAAAGTCCTCGCCTAAGAAGGCGATTTCTATGTACGTACATACCTCATTGCTATTGCTTATCACTGTACATGTATACTTATATGTTTATATAGTTTAAGTATTATATAATTATAAGTATATATCATAGTACATGTATACTGTACGTGTATCACTTATAGTGACCCTACCCGGAATATACTATATACATAGTTTTACACACTCTGTACCCCATGTCAACCCCTAATCGTACATTGGTAACAAACTGTGATGATATTGTAATATATTGTAACATATAGTGATAGTATTTTGTGATCACAAATATACCCTGCACGTATATATAACACCATATCTGTATAGTGGTTAACACTCTCATATTTCTGATCTGTGTAATTGTACATGCATACTAACGTACACCCCCCGTATGCCCCCTGCCCACCCTCGCATATGTACACGCATACGCACATACAGGCACATGTATACGCTAGGTGAGCACATAATGCGTAGGCATATACACCACACACGAGGAATATTCCACAATAACAATCACTTACGAATATATGACAACTGTTATACAATCAGTTGCCTTCACATATGATGCAAGCATGGGTACGCTGTGAGCAAGTGACGTGTGTGTCACATGTCGAGCACATATACACACCCCTCCATACGTGTGGACACATCACATGCTACACACGAGGCTTCAAACTGATTCGTTTACCCTCCAAAAAGTGATTCGTTTTTACCCTAACAAGTCCCACATTGGACTTAATTTGCTCCATATACTACTACGTAGTAAAATAGGTGTTGACACCATCGGATTTTTCTGATCTAACTGATTGCATCGAAACGGCAAACAAGCCACAAACAAAAAGGAAATTTATTATGACAAGAACAACGCCAAACCCTACATTCGCTAACAACGCTAACACTGATACACAAAAAGTTGTCTTACCTACTCTTGAACTTGAAGGTGCAGACATAGCTAGATTATACCTACTAGAAGTAGGTCATGATTCCAAGCGTCTAACTAGGAATACTAAACCTGTAGTAGGTTTGGATACTAGGTTGGGCAATGAAATGAGAACTCTAAAAGCAGAGTTTGAAGGTGGTAGAATACCAACTTGGAGATTGAGAGAATGTCAAATGCATATAGTTGACAAACGTAGACGTAGTGAGGCATTATGGTTCGTTGAAAACGAAGTTGAATGTCGTGAGTTTATTGCTAAAAGCAAGAAAGGTTTCACATCACTTACAGCATTGCAAAGTGCAATGAAGAAAGCTAATAAGAAAAAAGAATCATCTACTGATGATAAAGCGTCAACAGGTAAATCTAGCAAAGCTAGTGCAACACCAACTGAGGCTACTAGCGAAGCTAAACCTGCAACTAAAGAGACAATCTTTAAAGAGTTGCTTGCCATATGTAAGGCTAGTGATGTGAACATCATGGACATTGCAGAGATGCTTATGCTTGAAGCAGAAATGCTTACACCAGAAGAATTAGCAGATGAAAAAAAGGTAGCATAATATAAGTTTACTTATAGGTTACATCTGGCTCTCTCTCCCTAGCTAGGTGTAACTTTATAAGTTAACTAGTCCAATGTTGGACTTACATATGAAAGGAAATGTCAAATGGCATACAGAACATCAAGGCAACGTAAGCGTCAAGAACAGCTACGTGAAGCATTCAAGCACACAGTCATGGGTGCAATGATGGGTTTTATTTTGGGTAGTGCTTTATTTCTACCATTTTTATTGAAAGGTTAATGTTATGTTAATTGAACGTAAATCAATTTATTCTGGCACTATAAGTGCAATGGATATTGATGTAACACCAACGCAGATTAATGCATGGTACTGGCAGGGTGAGCTTATCCAAAATGCTATGCCTAACATATCTGCACAAGAACGTGAGTTCATTGCTACAGGTATCACACCCACAGAGTGGGACGAAATGTTTAACTAGTCCAATGTTGGACTTATATCTTGAAAGGATATTAAAATGATTAAAGTAATCAATGCTGATAAGGCTGTAACAATTGCGTTTGAAAAAAGAACTAAGTATCTTAAAGACGTATTAGAACTTGCTATAAGCGAAGGCAGAAATGCGTTGAGTGTTTCATCGCACAAAACTAATTCTGTAGATGTGGCACAATTGCGTGAGTATGGCTATGATGTTTGGGTAAATCCAGACAATGGTGATGCAGTTATAAGTTGGGGTATTGTATAATGGGTAATCGAGCGACACTTGAAGTAATAAATCAAGACTATTCTTGGCAAGAAACACCTTGCTACATATATGTACACTGGTCAGGTAGCCCTGAGACTGTGACTGAACTAGTAAAAGGTGCATCATCTAACATGCGTAAGTCTGATGTTAACTATGCTACTGCTAGACTAATAGCTCACATATGTAACTATGTGGAGGGTGGTTTGTCTGTAGGTGTACAAAAGAACAAAGAAGATTGGGATAATGGACACTATGTCATAGATATGAGTAATGGTAATATCAAGAATGATGATACGCTTATAGCTGAAGGCATACAGTTTGGTAATTTTTAACTTAGTCCAATGTTGGACTTAATATTGTGAAAGGATTTATATGAAATTTAAATTGCATACAAACACACATTACACCATGCCAAAGCCTAGTCGTGCGGATCGTATAGCTCGGCTGCGAGCACGTATTGAGCTACAGCGTAAGTGTGCTTCACCTGTTGTCGATGTAGTGTATGACAACAAAAATAATGTAGTAGAGTTTGTGAGTGACTCAGGTTGGAAAACCTACAGCAAATCATAACACTACTACTACGTAGTAAAATAGTGCTTGACAACAGGTTGGTTATCTGATTTGTTGTTAAGCATCGGAACTAGTCCAACGTTGGACTTCACATAAAAAGGATTACATACAATGAAAAAGAATAACATGTTCAACACTCCTGATTCAGTTGATCAGATACCTGCATTGATAAAGAACGTAATAAAGTTTATTGAAGCACCTAAAGGTAAAGGTGATACAGTTGAAGCAATAGTTTCAATCATGATGATAAATAATTTTATTGCAGACAATCAAAACGATTGTGGTGATTGCGCTTTTATAAAAGAAGAATCTGATGGCATGATTGATGTATGCCCAGAATGTGCAGAGGATACACAGTAATGTATAGTCGTGATGTAAGAGAAATCAAATCGTTTGTCCGTTGGGGTGGTACAGATGCATTTGTAAACACTGGCTTGTTTGTATTGCTAACGATACAAGCAGGTTTATCCACAGTAAAAGGTAGCATGGAAAAAGTAAGCATAGATGGTGTGAAAGCCAATTGCTTATGGGGCAAAAAAGATGAAGGTTACAAGTACCTTATCAAGCATGGTGACTACCTACGTAGTGAGATGTACAAGATTGCAGATGCAAAAGGTTACAACAGTGTTGAAGCTTGTGCTGATGTTGTTGAGTTATTTATGCAAGTACCTAACTTGGGTATGGTCAAGGCATCTTTCCTTGCTCAATGTTTAGGTTTCAATGTGGCTTGTATTGATGGACACAATGTCAAGCGACTAGGTATCAATCCTAACTTGGTTAAGACACCACCAAAGGCTATGAAGCCAGAGACTGCACGTCGAAAGGTTGAAGAGTACATAGTACTTACTCAACGTTCTGGTTCAAAGTATTGGTGGAACACATGGTGCGAGTATGTTGCAGGTAACAAAGCTAATCGTAAGCTTACTACAGGCAATGTCGTATCTAAATTTCATGTAGAATGTATAACATACGGGAGGTAACATATGAATGCAGTATACTATGAAGAACTTTATTAAGTTCACTAAGTCCAACATTGGACTAACTACTAAGAAGAAGAAGCCTAAGCGTGATGATTGGAAGCGTGAGCGTTCAACAGCACGTAAGATTAAAACTAATATGCAAAGAGGCATAACAGATTATAAACCAAAACGTATAGCATAAGGAGCTAACATAAAATGACTACTATTTCAAAACCACTAGTAAAAAACACTAACCCAGAACTATATGTGAAGCACACAGCACACATGTCAAGAGCAGGTATTCATACCTACAACTATGCATCTGTTGATGATTACATTCTACAGAACTGGAGAGTGTCTACTATAAAACAGATTGCATCTGACTTAAACGAATACCCTAATCGTATTGTATATAGGGTACAAGTACTACAATCTGTAGGTTTAATAGGTAGCAAGTACACTACTAAGCGTGCTACATTGAAGACACAACAAAAGATGCTTGTCACTTGGTTGGCAGATATCAAACAACAATTGGAGGCGTAATAACAATGTCAAATAAAACACAAGCACAGTGGAAAGCTGAACGTATGGCTAGGTATAAGGTAAATAAAAAGTTATTGGCTAGTATGTCTAAGGAACAGCGTGAAGCTATCGAAGAAGCTCAAAAGGTTTTGCGTGACACGTATTCTATGGCTACAGAAGCGCATGATCTATACATGTCAGACATAGGTAAGATTGAGTCAGCTTGGTATTCACTGAGGTTTGCATTCAAAACTGAGGAAGAGTAACGTATGCCTGTTATGGCATATGAAGTCACGTTAGCCATTGACAGTGAGAATACTATCATTAAGTTAGATGATACGTATCCTTCTGTCAGTGATTGGCGTACAGCTTCGGAGTTTGCTATTCATATGATGATGCGTAGCAAACCTGATTCACGAGTTGAGTTTGTCGATTGTAGTGAGAGAGTACATGAGGTATACTCATCATGGGGATACATAAGTGAAACCCCACCATCAATTCAATAAGTCCAACATTGGACTAACCATGAAAGGAAATATAAAATGCATTGGGATACATACTTAGTTGATTTAGATATACCAAAAGAATGGAAGTGTACAAGCCATCATCATGATGAACTACCAAGCTACCAAGTAAATGGTCTACACATATGGATGGGCAGCCATGATGCAAATGTGCGTGAGGCTGATGCAAAAAACATTTGGGGTACAGATTGGGGTATGTTTACACGTTTCATAGCTCAATTGGCAAGCACCTACAATGGTGAGTCAGATGATCATGCATGGCTATGTAGTACTGATAGCTTTGAAGAGCTACAACAATTTGTAAAGGAATATAACAATGAAGATTAGAACACAACTATCCTTATGTGATGGCTTATCAGGTGGTCAGATAGCAGGTGATAAGATAGGCTTACGTGCTGATACTTATATAGCTAGTGAGATAGACCCACATGCTATTAAAATTACACAGAAAAATTATCCTGACACTATACAGGTAGGTGATATGACTGAGTGGAGATCATGGGATATTGATTGGTCACAAGTTGATCTAGTCACAGCAGGTTTCCCGTGTCAGGCATGGTCAGTTGCAGGTCAACAGCAAGGTGATCGTGATCCACGAGGTCAATTGTTTTGGGTAGTACTAGACATCATGCAACATGTGCTAGAGCATAACCCTAATGCTAAGTACCTAATGGAGAATGTTAGAATGTCGAATGCTTTTGAGGAGTATATCACGTACCACACTGAGCAAGCATTGCCTAATGTAAACAAGTACCTAATCAACAGTGCGCTAGTGTCTGCACAGAATAGGAAACGTTTCTATTGGACTAACATCGAAGGTATTCAACAACCAGAAGACAAAGGTATAGTATTGAAAGATATACTTGAGGATGGTTTGACTGACAGAACTAAGTCACATTGTCTTGATGCTAATTATTTCAAGGGTGGTAATCTCAAATCATATTTCGAGAAGCATCGTAGACAGTTGGTGTTTAGTGATGATCAGATGTGTCATGTAGGTGACGCTGATCTAAAAGGTCACGGATATGTACGAAGGGTGTATGCAGCCGAAGGTAAAGCACCTAGTCTGTGTGCCTCAAGTGGTGGTAACTTAGAGCCTAAAGTATTGGTGAAGGGTGGGCGTATGGTTGGTCGAAGACTAGATGCTAATGGTACTCGTAAAGATTATGATACAACTATACCTATCAAACAGATGATTGAGGTCAGAGAAGATGATAAAACTAATTGTTTAACCACAGTAACTAAGGACAGTATCTTGATTGAGAACTTGTCTTGGCGTAAGCTAACACCATTAGAATGTGAACGCTTACAAACAATACCAGATGGGTACACTGAAGGTGTATCAAACACACAGCGTTACAAGATGCTCGGCAATGGGTGGACTGTAGACGTGATAGCACATATATTGAAAGGGTTATGATATGACAATTAAAGAGCTAATATTGCAACTTGAACAAGCACTAGAGTCTCACTATTCAGATGAACTTGTGTGTATTTATGATCAAGATACAGGTGAGCGTATAGATATAGAAATTGTAGATGATACAATTGATGGTGAAGTACAACTAAATGTAAAGGAGTTTTACAATGACTGATGAAATACAAACATATAGTATGTCCAAAGCTTTAAGGGCTTATGCAGAAGGTTATGCAGTATACATAGCACACCCTCTTGATGAAGACCCAGATGATAGACTGTTTAGCGCAGATGAAATCATGAGAGCTGATGGACATTTATTTATAATAAAAGAAGTAGTGTTTGAATACACATAAAATACAAAGGAGATAAAACAATGACACAATATAAACCATACTACAGAAGTAAACCTGTAACAGTACAAGCACGCAAAGAGAAACGTGATGCAACTATAATGACGATAGCCGTAGTAATATTCACAGCATTTGCTATGTTAGGTATTGGCTTTGCCTTCTCAGTGTTAGTTCGCTATGTAACTAGTTTGATATTATAAAGCATTGACATTACTATACAAACATGGCACAGTTGCCACATACTTAAACAAATGGAGAATAATATGACTTATATACCTGATCACCTAGACTTCAAAGTAGCATTTGAACCAACAAAAATGCACGATAAGAAGTACGTTATCAATGAAGATACAGGTGAATACCTTGGCATTGTGGGTAATACATTCCAGTGTGCAGCACATGGTGATTTCTTTCGTGGTGTAATGGACACTGCTACACAAGAGCTAGGTGCTGATGCATTAGATGGTGCAGTCAATCAGTTTAGAACAGCACGTAATGGTGCATGGGCTATGCTTGACGTGACACTACCTAACATCAAGACTAAAATTACAACTGACAAAGCTGAGACTGAGATTGGTAATAGGATCATCAGCTTACATGGTATTGATGGATCATGTAGTAACCAAGTATTCTTTGGTGCTATAGATTTCTTCTGTACTAACGGCATGATTACTGGTGATCACGACAAGGTGCGTAAGAAGAACACATCTAACTTTACTATGGATAGTTTTATCTACGAACTAAATCGTGCTCGTACTGACTTCTTTGATCAAGCTAAGAGAATGCAAGTGTGGGCAGAGACTAGCCTCAAGTTCATCAATGTAAAAGATTTGATTGAGAGTATCATTAGCTCTAAGACTAAGGCTGAGAAGATGTTCAGCTTGTATAATGCTGAGGCTAGTGTGCGTGGACACAACAAGTTTGCATTGTATTCTGCCTTCACTAACTACGCTAGTTATGCTGATGAACGTAATGGTTTCAACCTACGTAACACGGGACATGATACACAAGCTATCAACATGTGGTCACGTGAGCAAGAGGTATCCAAGTGGGTAAGCAGTAATCAGTTTCGTGTATTGGATGTTGCTTAATGCCTAAGCTACCTAGATATGTACAAGAGAGAGTATCACCTCACGGGGTGATCTCTTACAGATTTAATCCGCCGCAGAACTTAGTGGATGAGGGTGTGGTATCACGTCAAGAGTATGGCACTGACCTCAAGGAAGTGCGTAGTATTGTGAAGGAGTTGAACGCAGACATTGACCATTGGCGTGAACAAAAAGCGACAGTGGTACAGATAAAGCCATCAAGTAAGGTGACAGATTTGATTAACTACTACTATCAATCTAATGATTTCAATATGTTACGAGACACAACTAAGGTGGATTACAGATACTTCCTAACCATACTCCATCAGACTATGGGCGGTAAGAAGTATGACAGTGTAACAACTAAGGTTGCCAAGCAAGCATATGAGGAGTGGGTTAAGCGTGGTATTAGTTTCGCTAATCATGCTGCAACATGTGCAAGTAGGGTATACAACTATGCTATTGACATGGAACATGCCACACAAAATCCTTGGACTAGCATCAAGCGTAAGGCATTGCCACAGCGTAAGGTTGTATGGTCACATGGTGATGTTGTCAGGTTTCTTGATTATTCGTACAGCGATTTTGACTACAGGAATGTAGGCTTGATTGTGCACATGGCATATGAATGGTGTCAACGTCTAGGTGACATGCGTACACTGAAGTGGGAGAACATTGACTTGCGTACACAGCGACTAGAGTTAGAGCAGAGTAAACGTAGGGCAGATGTATCACTACCAATATCAGATGATCTATGCCACATGTTGAATGAACAGCGTAATGACTTTGGCTTTCAAGATTATGTAGCACCACACCCACGACCAATGGGCGGTAAGTACCAACCATATGCAATGGAACGTTTGTCTAAGGTAGGTAGACGTGTCATGAGATTAGCTAAGTTACCAGAAGAGTTACGTCTAATGGACTTACGTAGAACAGGTGTGACACAGATGGTTGATGCAGGTGTACCAATTGGACAAGTGATGTCTGTTACTGGACACAATCATGTGTCTTCTGTGCAACCATATATGAAACATACATATGATTCTGCAAATAATGCCTTGACACAGAGAAATGTAAGTGTACAATCGAGTGCAGCGAGTAACATAGAAAGTGATACATAATGAATATACTTAGTATTATAAATGATTTGTCACTTACTAATGGTGAAACAAAGCGTATGACATGTCCTATGTGTAATACTAAGAATACATTTACTGTCACAAACAATATGGGTTCTATTGTATGGAACTGTTACAAAGCTAGTTGTACAGCTAGTGGCGGTACTCGTACTACACTTACTGCTGAGGACATACGTAAGTCATTAGGACGTGTTGCAGAAGAGACACATGCTATAAGTTTCTCAAAACCTGAGTGGTTTGTACGAGATTACGAAAGCATATCAGGCTTCTGTGATACGTGGGGTCTTGATGCACAACATCTAGGTCTATTATATGATGTGAAGGAACATCGTGTGGTGTTCCCTGTTGTACACAATGGAGTTATGGTAGATGCTACAGGCAGATCACTTGGAAAACGTATACCTAAGTGGAAGAGATATGGTAAGAGTGACTTGCCATATGCATTTGGATGTGGTAAAACTGCTGTAGTTGTTGAGGACTGCGTAAGTGCTGCCGTTGTAAGTGAGAGTGGTGTATATGTCGGGGTTGCAGTGTTGGGTACGTCATTATCTAATGGACACAAGAGGTACTTGTCGCAGTTCTCATCAGCAATAGTTGCATTAGACCCCGATGCATTACCGAAGACACTGCAATTTGCAAAAGATTTACGTGGTTACATTGATGATGTCAAAGTACTACGACTAGAAGACGACCTTAAATATAGACTGCCATCCGACATGGCTAACCTTTCAACACTAGGAGAATAAAACATATGGAACTATCCCTCATACGTAGCTTGATGGACAAAGATTTCTATGATGATCACAAGGGCGCACGTTGCCCAGACAGATTGTTTAGTAAAGATGTTCGCAAGATCAAGCAAGCAATTGATGCAGCCATGAATACATACGAGCGTAGTATTACACCTGCTGAGATTGAGGCATTGTTTATGTCTAACAACCCAACGCTTACAACTGCACAGCGTCAAGCATACAGTGCATTGTTTCGTCAGGTAAACAAAGAACAACCAATGGGTAGTGATGTAGCACAAGAGGTGTTATCAAAACTATTCCAACAGGTAATTGGTGAGGACATTGCTAACCTTGGCTTTGATTATGTCAATGGTAGTAAGTCTAGCTTAGAACCTTTACGTCAAATGCTTGAACAGTATGGTGACGACTTCACACCTAATCTAAAGGTTGAGTGGGAAGACATTGACCTTGATACTATCATTGCTATGACTGACCTTGAGTCACAGTGGACGTTCAACATACCCACACTCACACGTAAGGTGGAAGGTATCAATGCAGGTCACTTGATTGAAGTAGGTGCTAGACCTAATACTGGTAAGACTTCTTTCCATGCGTCACTTGTTGCAGGTCCTAATGGGTTTGCGTGGCAGGGTGCTAAGACAGTTGTGCTATGTAATGAGGAAGGATACCATCGTGTAGCACACAGATACATTACTGCTGCAACTGGTATGGACAAGCATGAGATCGTTAAGAATAGAGCGCATGCTATGGCTACGTTTGCTAAGATACGACCTAACATCATGTTCAAAGATGCAACAGGACGTGATATGAATTGGGTTGAGTCAGTATGTAAGTCATACAAACCTGATGTAGTTATACTAGACATGGGTGACAAGTTTGCACGCACTGCAGGTTTCTCACGTCCTGATGAAGCACTCAAGGCTAATGCAATACAAGCTAGGCAGATAGCTAAACAACAGGACTGTGCAGTATTCTATATGTCTCAGCTATCAGCCGAGGCAGAAGGTAAGGTTGTACTCAACCAAGCTATGATGGAAGGCTCACGTACAGGTAAAGCAGCAGAAGCTGACTTGATGATTATGATTAGTAAGAACCCAACTGTAGAAGGACAAGAAGAAGAAGACAATCAACGACACATCAATATAGTTAAGAACAAACTATCTGGATGGCATGGCATTGTACACACCGACCTTGAGTACAAGATTGCTAGGTACGTATGTTGATAACGTGGTTAGATGTATCATTACTGGGGTTGGTTGCAATACTTGCATTCAATCTCTGGGAACAGAATAGACAAAGAGCATTACTTGAGAATATACTACGTGATGTATATGATTTAGTAAACAAACATAACTCATTGGCAGATGCCTTCGTAGAATTGGCTAATGACTTTGACGAACAACAGGAGATTAATAATAATAATGGCTAAGTGGAAAGAGTTTGAAATAATGAAAGAGCATCATGTGTTTGATCCTGTTGAGCGACCTGCACATTACAATCAAGATGGTATTGAATGTATAGATTATATACGTCAGGTGTTAGGAATAGATGGGTTCATTGCATATTGTCATGGTAACATGATCAAGTATCAGCATCGGTATCGTTACAAAGGTAATGGTGTAGAGGACATGAAGAAAGCTGAGTGGTATGTAAAGAGAATGAATGAGGCATTAGGGGAGAAACATAGATGAGATGTAGTAGATGCGATGTAGAACTAACAGAAGAAAACCACCCACCTTCATGGAGAAAATCCAATCAGACAAATTGTAAAAGTTGTATGGGTCAAAATAATAAGTCAAATAATCCACAAAGAATGTGGGTCAATGGTAAGTATATACCTAAGTCACACCCTCTACACAAGGCAGGTAACTACAAATCATTTGGTGATCTAGCCTTTGGTTCTCTTAACAACTACAAACAAATCAAAGAAGGTTATGTGTATGCAATTAGTAACTCCGCATGGCCTGATTGGATCAAGATAGGTATGGCTATTGATGCAGAAGATAGACTGAGTAGCTACCAAACAAGCTCACCTATGCGTAACTACAGGTTAGTACACTCTGTATACTGTAAAGATCGCAGTGAGTCTGAGCGTTCAGCACATATACTTGCAGCACGTAAGGCGAATATACCTTGGAGTAAACAAGACAATGGTGAGTGGTTTAATATAACTGAGTCAGAAGCTGTTGATATACTAAAGGAGATTGCAGTTGATTGAAGCAACATACATAGATCATATGGGTAATGACTTGTCTGTAGTTAATGCAGCTCGTGTTAGCTTCGGTAAGAAACACACAAAGTTTCTTGATGCGGATAGTAATTTGATACGCTATCTTGCGGAACACAAACACATGTCACCCTTTGGGCATTGCTTTGCATCCTTCCACGTTAAAGCACCAATCTTTGTGGCACGTCAGTTAGTTAAACATAAGTTCCTACGTTGGAATGAGATTAGTAGAAGGTATGTAGATGAAGATGTTGATCTGTATTACCCACCTAATGACGTATGGCGTGGACGTAGTGAGGATAAAAAACAGGGATCAGATGGTGAAGTAGACCTAAAGTACCCTGCAATGAATGGGTTCTTGCTTGACGATTTAATAGAAGAAAACGAATCGCAGCGATTATTATATAGAAATCTATTGAAAGCTGGAGTAGCTCCAGAGCAAGCACGTATGGTACTACCACAAAGTACAATGACTGAGTGGTATTGGTCTGGTAGCTTAGATGCCTTTGCTGATATGTGTAACTTACGTTGCAAGAATGACACACAATATGAAACAAGAGTAGTTGCTAACAAGATTAGTAAAAAACTTCTTGACTTGTTTCCTGTTTCATGGGAAGCATTAAAGGAGAATGATAGATAGATTGGAGTTGGTATGATACTTACCTTAGATGTAGAGAACACAGTAGTAAAAAGAAATGGTAAGCTTCACCTTGACCCATTCGAGCCTGAGAACACACTTGTTATGGTGGGTATGCTAGATGATAACAATAACGAAACTATTATTACATTCGATCATTCAGAGCAAACACCAACTGCAAATGGACGAGCTATTGTTCAAGATAAATTGGACAAGACTCGTCTGCTTGTAGCACACAATGCACCCCATGATCTACTGTGGTTGTGGGAGTCAGGCTTTACATACGATGGTGATGTATTCGACACTATGCTTGGCGAGTACGTATTACAACGTGGTCAGAAGCAACCACTATCCCTTGAGGCATGTGCAGAACGTTACATGCTAGAGACACAGAAGCAAGACTCATTGAAGGAGTGGCTCAAGGCAGGTAAGTCAGTACGTGACATGAATCACGCTGAGTTATCAGAGTACTTGTCTGCTGACCTTCATGCTACACAGCAATTGTATGATCGTTTGCGGATATCATACGAGGGATGCAGTACACTAGAGCCAACCATCAAGCTGACTAATCAGTTAGCTGTACACCTAGCACGTATATACCAACGTGGTTTGAAGGTTGATATGAATGCACTAAACTCTGTTAGAGAAGAGTTCGAACAAGAACGTAATCAACTAACAGTTTCACTTGAGCAGCAGACTGCAGAGCTAATGGGTGACAGACCTATTAACCTCAATAGTCCAGAGCAATTGTCTTGGGTTATATATAGTCGTAAGCCACACGATAAGAAGTTCTGGAAAGAATTGTTTGATGATCGTATGCCTGACGCAGAATACAAACGTAATGTAAATGCGTACAGTAGTAAGTTATTCAAACAGAAAGCTAGTCAATGCCGTACATGTAATGGCACTGGCAAAACATGGAAACAAAAGAAGGATGGTACACCATATGCTAAACCAAATAGATGCGTTAGTTGTGACGCTACAGGATATAGTTTTACTGATATTGATAGTAGGGTGGCTGGGCTAAAGTTCACACCACCTACTGCTAAGTGGATCAGTGCCAATGGTTTTGGTACAGGCAAGGACAATCTATTATTCCTTGAAGGTATTGCAAGATCAAGAGGTATGAAAGAAGCTGAGACATTCTTACGTAATGTACGTAGGTTGTCTGCAGTTGAGACTTACCTCAGTAGTTTTGTTGAGGGTATTGCTAACTTCGTCAAGCCTGATGGCCTACTGCATGTACGTTTATTACAGCATCGTACAGGTACAGGCAGACTATCAGGTGCTGACCCTAACATGCAGAACATGCCACGTGGTGGTACATTCCCTGTTAAGAAGGTGTTTGTGTCACGTTGGAAAGGTGGACAGATCATGGAAGCTGACTTCGCACAGCTTGAGTTCAGAGTTGCTGCATACTTATCACAAGATATGACTGCCATTGACGAGGTGACTACAGGCTTTGATGTGCATAGCTATACAGCTAAGGTTATCAGTGATGCAGGTCAACCTATGTCACGTCAAGAAGCCAAGGCACACACATTTGCTCCTCTATATGGGGCGAGTGGTTTCGGTAGATCACAAGCAGAAGCTGCGTACTACAAACAGTTCACTACTAAGTATGCAGGTATTGCTAAGTGGCATACTGCACTTGCCAAAGAAGCACTGAACACTGGCAAGATAACAACTCCATCAGGGCGTGAGTTTGCATTTCCTGATGTACAGCGTAGACGATTCGGGGGTGTGACATATTTCACACAGATTAAAAATTATCCTGTACAATCGTTTGCTACAGCAGACATCGTACCTATCTCACTGATATACATAGATAAGTTATTGATGGCTAACAAGTTACACAGTTGTGTTGTGAACACAGTCCACGATTCAATTGTAATTGACATACACCCAGATGAAGAGGAAATAGTATTGAAGATCATACAGGTAGCCAACGACAAGTTGATACCTATAGTAAATAAGAAGTGGTCACTGGACTTTAACATACCATTATTATTAGAAGCAAAAATTGGCCCTAACTGGCTTGACACAAAAGACGTAGTGTGATATAACTACCTTTCGTCTGATAAACATATATAGGAGATAAGACATATGAACACAGTAACAACAGTAGATACAAACAACTTTGCAGAGATGGCACAAGCTATGGGTATGGGTGCTGACTCACCTAAGACTAGCAAGTCAGCTAGTACATTGGCACGTCTACGCATTCATCACACACCCATCATGGGTCAGCAAGAGATTGCAGGTAAGATGAAGAACGTAGAAGTCATTGGCGGCGGTGCATATAAACTAGAGATACCAGATGGTCCTACGTACTACGCTGATCAAGTATCTATCCGACCATTCCTACAGCGATTCATGTACAAGAAGTTTGTCAAGGGTAGTGATAAGACACCTAACAAGTTCGTCAAGACTGTCATGGCTAATGATCTTAACAGTGACATGAAGGACAACGATGGTGGCTTCAACTGTGGTAAACCTGCAGGGTTCATCAAGGATTGGGCATCACTACCTGACAGTATGAAAGACTTAATCAAGTCAATCAAACGTGTGCGTGCTTTGTTTGGCACAGTAGAGTTGGTTAATCCTACTGATGCTGATGGTAATCCTGTTGATGTAGATACTACCGCATTCATCTGGGAGATTGATAATCGTGATGCATTCAAAACATTAGGTGAGCAGTTTGCTAAGTTATCTAAGATGCGTAGGCTACCACCACAGCATTACATTACATCTACTACTAAGGAAGTACCACTACCTAATGGTAGCAGTTTCTATGTACCAGAGACTGACATTGACTTGTCTAATACACTAGACATGGACAATGAGTCGCAAGCAGTCTTTGCTAACTTTGTTGCGTGGATTGAGAACTACAATACATATATTCTGAATGCATGGAATGAGAACATGCACAAGAATGAAGAGGTAGACACAGATACTGTCGAAGCCTTTGTGGACATTGACGCAGAGGACTTCGTATAATGAACCACCCTGCTGAACTGGCGATAAATCAGTACCTTGAAGATGCTACATCTGGTAAATCTAGTATGTCTGAAGAGACTATACAACAGATTGGTAAGGATGTAATGGATTCAGTACGCCGCCAGTTCGGTGGGGGCAACAGTCGTGATGAGTTTCGTTTACGTATGTCTAACATAGGTAAGCCTACTTGTCAGCTTTGGTTTGCTAAGAACAAGCCAGAGAAAGCGTTGCCCAAACCGACAACTTTCGTGATGAACATGTTACTCGGAGACATAGTTGAAGCTGCATTTAAAGGTATCATTACCGAAGCAGGTGTAGCCTATGAAGACGAAGATAACTTTGTTCAACTTGAATTAAACGAAGATACAATACATGGGTCATACGATCTTATTATGGATGGTGCATTAGATGATGTTAAGTCAGCATCTGATTGGTCATATCGTAACAAGTTTGAGTCATATGATACACTCAGTAAGGGTGATTCATTTGGTTACATTGGTCAGCTTGCAGGTTATGCAAAGGCTACTGGTAAGAAAGCTGGTGGTTGGTGGGTAGTCAACAAGGCTAATGGTAACATCAAGTATGTACCTGCCGATGGCCTTGACTTGGATGCAGAGATAGCTAAGATACAAGACACTGTAGACACAGTTAATAAGAATGAGTTTGAGAGATGCTTTAATCCTGTACCAGAAACGTTTAGGGGTAAGCCATCAGGTAATACTATTCTAAATCCTAACTGTAAGTTCTGTGACTTTAGGTTTGAATGCTTTCCAGAACTACAAGAGTTACCATCTAAGGTATCACAAGCTAGAGTTAAACCAACAGTAAGTTACATTACTGTAAACGAGGGCTAAACCATGAAGGCAAAGCAGTACGCTGCCGCAAGGAAGCATGGGTATAGGAGTGGGTTAGAGGTCAGGACAAGAGACTATCTAATTGAGCATGAGATGCCATTCAAATATGAGGAGATCAAGATTGAATGGGAAGACCTTATGTACCGCACCTATACCCCTGACTTTGTATTGAAGAACGGCATTATAATTGAGACAAAGGGAATGTTCAAAGCTGAAGATCGCCGTAAACATCTATTAATAAAGAAACAACACCCTAAGTTAGACATACGATTTGTATTTACTAACAGTCGTTCTAAGATAAGTAAGGGTGCTAAAACTAGCTATGGACAATGGTGTGAAAAAAATGGTATACAGTATCATGATCGTATCATTCCATTGGAGTGGCTGAAAGAAAAAGGCAAAGACAAACATGCAGATTTAATTAACTGCCCATACAAAAAGATAAAGAGAGGATAGCGCAGACATGAATGAAGAGAATGTATTAATAGATTTCCATCCTAATGATTATATTATCAGGCTATCCCCATTTTTAGATGAGAAGGGTAACTGGACGGGAGAGTTGATGGTAGGCACTATATCTACAGAAGATAATGTAATGAATGATAATGATCACTACCAACTTACACACCTAACTCAGATGATTTGTGCCTCTATACCTGCTATGGAAGAGAGCGCAGAAGTTCGTGATCTACTAAGTGAGATAGTAGAGGAAGCTAAGAATGAAGGTATCCTAACAGAGTTACCAGAAGAGAAAACTAAAAAGAAACCAGATATAACCAGTGTAGATAAAAATATAATCAACGTTAAGTTTCATTAAGGGGGACAATGATATGATAGTAAAAATATTTCTAACTCTTGATTTAGATGAAGATGAGTATCCTGTACCTGTAGATGGAAAGATACACGATGAAGTAGAAGACGCATTAAAAGAGTTTATATATGATGTTGACGGGATGGAAATCCAATCAATCAAAACAATAGTGGAGTAGTATGAATATGAATAACCATTTACCAACTGACTATCAATCTTTCATACACAAGTCACGTTATGCACGTTGGCTTGAGGAAGAAGGCCGTAGAGAAACGTGGTCAGAAACAGTAGGACGATACATGACGAACCTAGTGCAACCAGCATTAGGTGATAACCCTAAACAGATAGCAGAGATTGAACGGGCTATACTAGGACTAGAAGTGATGCCTTCTATGCGAGCATTAATGACTGCTGGTCCAGCATTAGCACGTGACAATACAGCAGGTTACAATTGCTCGTACCTAGCAGTAGACGATGTTAAATCTTTTGATGAAGCTATGTTTATTCTGTTGTGTGGTACAGGTGTTGGGTTCTCAGTTGAACGTCAATCTGTGACTAAACTACCAGAAGTACCAGAGCATATGTATGATAGTGAAACTACTATTGTAGTTAAAGATAGCAAAGAAGGTTGGGCTAAAGCATTACGTCAGATGATTGCACTACTATATAGTGGTGAGATACCAAGATGGGATGTATCTAAGGTACGACCTGCAGGTGCAAAGCTAAAGACATTTGGTGGTAGAGCATCAGGTCCTATGCCTTTGATTGATCTGTTTAACTTTGTTATCAAGACATTTAAAGATGCTAAAGGACGTAAGCTATCATCACTAGAATGTCACGACATCATGTGTAAGATAGGTGAGGTAGTAGTCGTAGGTGGAGTACGTAGATCAGCTATGATCTCTCTATCTAATCTATCTGATGATCGTATGAGACACGCTAAGTCAGGCTCATGGTGGGACAATGATCCTCAACGTGCCTTGGCTAACAACTCTGTGTCATACACTGAGAAGCCTGACAGCTTATCTTTCATGCGTGAGTGGATGGCTTTGGTTGAGTCAGGATCAGGTGAACGTGGTATCTTCAACAGACAAGCATCTAAGAAACAAGCAGCTAAGAATGGAAGACGTGACCCTAACTATGAGTTCGGAACTAACCCATGCAGCGAGATAATTTTGAGGAAGAATCAATTCTGCAATCTAACAGAGGTAGTTGTAAGAGCTACTGATAGTACAGAAGACTTAGAACGTAAGGTACGTATAGCTACTATCTTAGGTACAATACAATCATCATTCACTAAGTTCCCATACTTACGTAAGTCATGGCAAACTAATACAGAAGAAGAAAGATTACTTGGTGTATCTATGACAGGTATCATGGATAACCCATTGACTACAAAAGCTAACAAAGGATTGGAGAAAACTCTTGAACACCTCAAACAAATCGCCGTTGCTACTAATGCTAAGTGGGCTGAACGCCTTGATATCCCTGTCAGTACTGCTATCAGCTGTGTTAAACCAAGCGGTACTGTCAGCCAACTGGTTGACTCTAGCAGTGGCATACACGCTCGTCACTCAGCCTATTATATTCGCACTGTACGTGGAGACAACAAAGACCCGTTGACACAGTTCATGATGGATCAAGGTATACCTAATGAGCCAGACGTAATGAAGCCTGACCAGACTACTGTGTTCAGCTTCCCTATGAAAGCTCCAGAGGGTGCAACAGTTACTGCTGACATGACTGCTATAGAACAGCTAGAGATGTGGTTAGCCTATCAGAGATCATGGTGTGAACACAAACCATCTGTTACTATCAACGTAAAGAATAACGAATGGTTTGAAGTAGGTGCATTTGTGTATAAACATTTCGATGAGATGTCAGGTGTATCATTCTTACCATTCAATGAACACACTTATCAGCAAGCACCTTACCAAGATGTAGAAGAGAAGACATACCTAGAGTTACTAGGGTCTATGCCTTCATCTATTGATTGGAGTGAACTATCTGAGTACGAACAGGAAGACAACACAGCAGGTAGCCAGACACTAGCGTGTAGTGGTGATAGCTGTGAGATAGTTGACTTAGTATAATGTTTGTGGTAATATCCAGAGACAATTGTAGCTTTTGTAATATGTCAAAAGATTTAATATATCTTTACAATCAAAATTACAGAGAGTATAATGTGGAATCAGGCAGTTCAAAATGGATACTGTCTTTATTAAAGAAGGCAGGGTACAAAACTGTACCGCAAATATATGCTCCCGATGGCTCATACATCGGGGGTTATGAATCACTACTAACCTATATGAAGGAGAATCACAATGGCTAAAGTAACGATAGATGAGGTTGAATATGAATCAGATGATTTTACAGATACTCAGAAGAATCTTTTACAAGAGATCACAATCAATAATAATATCCAATCACAAAAGAACTACGAGATACACTGTCTCAAGTTCACTAATGAAACACTGGTGGCTAAACTAAAGGAAGGGTTAGTTGCACCAGAGGCTGAAGAACCTAAGAAGGAATAACATAGGATAATCCTTATGATTAAACGTACAAGAGAATCACGTGGTCTGGGTAAGTATGACGCACCGCTAAAGCTACAACATCAAATGGGGTACAGTAGTTTTAAACGTGGTAGTACTAAGAACCCATTCAGTGAAGATACTATGCAGTATCGTGAGTGGAATAGAGGGTACAGTAAAGCCTTCTATGACAATTTAAAACGGGTAACTACCGATGAACTTAGAACAAGAAGCCGAGCAATTTATGAAGGAGAAGTACAACATGGTAGAGTTTAACGTGTACCAAACTACCGCATCTGATACTGCTATATATGACGATCAGTACAAAATCCTATACCCTGCTCTTGGTTTAGCAGGTGAAGCAGGTGAGATTGCAAATAAGGTGAAGAAACTAATACGTGACGGACCAGTTAACAGGCCACCAGATTGGCGTGAACAAATATCTGATGAGCTAGGAGATGTTCTATGGTACTGTGCTGCACTAGCTACTGATCTTAATCTGACATTGGGTAAGGTTGCAGGTGATAACATAAACAAACTTGCTGCACGTAAAGAAGCTGGCACTATAGGTGGTAGCGGAGACAAACGATAGACAAAAAAGAAGGGGCTTAATTGCCCCTTTTTCTTATGGTCTGTTTACATCTGCTACTATTTTAGAGAACTCAGTAAGTTTATCTAAGTCTTCTTTACTCAGTGGGTCAGGTACACGTTTTTGATATTCAACAAAATATGTTTGTGTAGATATTCGTAAGTCTTTGGGAACACGTCGCCATTTATTTAATGATCTGACGTATGGAGTACCTGCTGTTACAGAAGCTTCTCTCATATACTTTTTATAGAAATTAATTTTTTCTTTTGTTTCTAAGCGCAGTTTATTTATTACATACTCACGCTCTGTAAACTCTTCTCTTGTTACATCAGGAGCTTCATTATAATATTTTTCTATTAGTTGTTTTTCTCTAGCTTTAGCTGTTTCAACTACTTGTGGTATTACTTTGTCGTTTAAGAAACCTATTTCAAAGTTCTTTATAGAAGGCACGCCTGACTTACTACCTAGTACACGCCAATCTAAACCTAATCTTGCTAGATATTCAAAGTCTTCAGAAGGTGCATTAGTTATAGTAGCACCGAGGAACTTAGCAGTTGGATATAACCTATCTTTACCACCATAGAATCCAGCGTACTCTTTAGAAGGTAGTGCTGCTTCCTCTTCTGGACTCAAGAACATGCCACGTTGCCTAAACTTTTTCATAACACCATCACCAAAAGCACCCCAAAAATTTAAGTTAGGGTCTTCAGCAACTTCCTTAAACTCTGTACCACGTACACCAGCAGCTCTCTCCATATCTATAACTTGAGCAAAGGGGACAACAGTAGTAGCTAAAAAGTTACCAAGAAGTTCACCTGCTTTTTTACCTGCTTTTTCATTGGCAAGAAAGTCTCCACCACCAGCTATTTCCGCTACTTGATCTATTAAAGAATCACCAACGCCTGTTCTAAAGTTACTGCCTGTAAACAACTCTACAAACTCTCGTGTATCCCACTTAGCAGTAAAGTCTCCTTCAATCCATCTCTTTGCTTGCTCACCAAGATATAAAAATTGAGCCATTGGATATATGGCTGTTGTATTCAATACAGCACCCTCACCTTTTTCTCTATCACCAATTGGTATCATCTCAGAATCTGCTGGTGCATCTTCAGATGTTCTCCACCAATAGGCAGCACCAACAGCACCCCAACCTAGTAAATTTCGTGAAATGCGTTGCCTATCTTTAGCTGTTAGTGGACCTTTAAAAGCCTTACCACCTGTAGCTACTTTCATTAAAGCTTTCGATAAAGGTATAGATGCCCCAGCACCAAATTGTCCCATCAATTCCATACTATTAAACATAAATCTAGGGAATGGCATAATTACTGTTAGCCCGTTACGAGTAATAAAGTTTGTTGTGTCTTTAAAAAAATCTATATCTGGTTGCTTTGCGTATGTAATATCTAATGCTTTTTTAGTAGCTTCATCAACTAAAGATACAAAGTTGGGAGCGTTAGGTTTTTTAGACACACTGTTAGATGCATTATTAATTAAACCTTTAAGTCCACCCTGTTGTAATACTTCCATTAAATCTATATCGTATTCACGCCTTGATAATCTTTGTAGCTCACTAAAGAATACACCACGCCTCATCAAATGTTCTTGCCACCTGTTAGGTGTATTTAAAAAATCAACAAAATCTTCAGATGCAGTAAGTAGAGTATCTAATGCACCACCTTCACCACGACCCGTTATTTTTTGAATCTCATTTAAGTTATTAAACATGGCGTTAAACTGTGCCTTCAACTCTGGCTGACGCAAGATTAAATCTGTATAATCTTTAGCCACATCAGGCCTTGAGAATATATATTTAAATCCAGAGAAGCTATCTTTCCAAGTCTGTCCTGTAACAAGTTTACTTCCAGCTGCGGCTATACCATCATTTTGCATTGCATATATAGCTTCATCCATAAGATTACCAACACTCTCTAGTGGCAATCTAATAGTACCAGAGGTGAGGTTACGTGATGCAGTAGCTATTTGTGAAACAAGTCCACCACGCCTTACGTTTTCAATACGCATGATGTAACGTCTACCATTACCTACGTTTTTATCAATTGCTTCTTCACCAAGTATACTAGTTTTGTTTCTCAGTACCTGACTCCACTTACCTAGTATTGTACCAGCTTCTGATGCACTATTAACAACACTTAAAGCATAGTCTTCAAAAGTTATTCCGTAATCATTTAAAGTGTCTAACATTTCTTGCGAGTTATTTTTTAAGTCTTTACTAACAATGAGATCAAACATATTATCTATAAGAGGTCTATCATTATCAAATACATCAGGGAACATTTTCTTAAAATCAGAAGTAGATGCTACCAAAGCATCATGTTTACCTGCCTGTAGTATTGGTGCAGTTAAAAAGTCATTACCTGCGTATAAACGAGGGGCTAACCCACCATCCAGTTCTGACATTTCACGTGTGACTTCTTTACCAGCTTGACGAACGAGTTGTGGATCAATAACTAAATGACCATTAACAGTTTTAGAAATAATTTTACCAGATTGATTTTGAAAATCTATTATAAGAGCATCGCTTACATCTTTATTCTTAGCGGCAATACCTGCAGCTTTATCTCTAGCTATCTGCGCTATTTCACTTGATGCTAAAGAAGCACCACCTGCTGTTTTAGTATTACGTATTTTGTTTAGTCTTTTGTTTTCGTTTACTACTTGTCTAGTTAATCCACGTGCAGTTCCACCAACACCCCTAGATAATGCCACATCTACTACAGCCCTTACTTGATTAAGGGCAGGTAAGGTTTCTGCAAACTCTCCAGCCGCACCTAATCCATCCATAATAAAAGAGGTTAAGTCTTCTGGGTTTTCAGTGTTACTATACTTACCTGTTATAACACTATCTAGTACATCAAAAGTACTAGGAGAAAACTCCTGTAAGGCATTGAGTGAACCTTCTAAGTTATCTACTGTCATAGCACCAAACTTATTAAGGTGCATACCAAACTTTAGTACGTGCTCTGTAGGTAGCTGTGATATTAACCAATCTACGGGTGTTCTGATACCACCTTCTTCTGTTTCACCTTTGGCAAAGTTTGCGCTTGTTTCTGCATAAAACTCTTCTAATTCTTCTTCTGTTTCAAAACTGTTTATTTTTTCTAGTAGTTCATTCTCATCTTTAAGAGCTAACCTATACCTTCTATCTTCATCATAATCATATTCAACTTTCTCTGCACTCGTAAATGCTGGATCGTCTGCTCTTGGAGGTAATAGATTATCATCTTCAATAATGGCAGGGTCAAGCTCAGGTTCAGCTAAAACCTCATCAATTGAAGTATCATTTATAGGTATGTTAGTTTCTTCTTTCTCTTCTAAAGAGTCAAGAAAGTCTATTGTAGATTGATCCATGTGTTATTAAAAATCCTCGTCAATATTTCTTTCATTGAGTACCAAGAAAGGATTGCCACGCATTTCACGGTCTGCTACACCTGTATATACAATAACTTTCCCACTAACAAAAATTACATCCCCTTTATTATACTTACCTGCCTTTAATGTAGCTTTAAATGCTTCTATACTTTCTGGTTTTTTTAACTTATCGGCTTCATTGTTTTTTATATTAAACCCATAGTCTGTTAGATTAGAAACGGCTCTATTATATATACCTTCAGCTACGGCTTTCATGCCATCTGATTTAAAAGCTGTATTGCGAGTCATTAATTCATTAGAGACTTCTAATTCACCTATATCTAACATATGCCTTCTACTAGCATCTATTGCATTAAACCTATCTTCAATACTATCATACTCTAATCCCAAAGAAGGCGCAACAGAAGCACGTATTTCTCTGGCAAAAGTAGATATATTACCTGCAGTTATTTTTGTACCTTCATCTACACCATCTCCACTTTTATCACGTTCAGCTTCTTTCATTGTTGCTAAGTCTTTTAATAATATTTTTTGTTCAGACTTCCAGCTTTCCATCTTAGGAGAGTCGGGTTTCTGTGCCATAAGCTGAGATAATTTGGCAAGTCTATTACCATAAGTAGCATCAAGCTTAGTTGGTTCACCATATAAGGCAGCAAATGCTTTTTTATTAATACTGAAACCTTCACTCATTTCTATAGAATCACCCGTACCATCACTCATAGTTTCTATAGCTTTTAATTCAGCACCTTCGCTAATTTTTCCCATACCAACTGGAGTAGCTTCTTCCTTACCATCAGACATATTTACAGTTTCGGTAAAGGTATTTTTGTCTTCTTGATTTAATTCATTTGATATGGATGGAAAGTTAATAAGTGTGTTCGGGGCAACACCTTTTTTTATAGCATCTTGTCCAGCAGTAAGCCAGAAATCAGCATTCATCTTACCACCAGCCATTATTTTTGCGACTGTATCAGGGTCTTCATATATAGACTGAAGTAAACCAGCAGTTTCATCTGCAATTTTTTGTTCTGCTTCCCTTTCAGCATTTTTAGTTAACCTCTGACGTGTGGCAACCATAGCTTCATCATCTGCTAACTTGTTTATACGATCTCGTTCATCATCTAAATCTTCAGTAAGTTTTTTAGCAAAACCAGCACCAAATGCTTGTAAGTTAAATGCCATTATACTCTCCTTGCCATAAGACCACTAGGCTGTGGCTCTTCATCAACTACATCTTCCATAGGCATATCAGGTTCTTCATCAACTTTAATATTGTCTATTGCTTTAGGTAATCTTTCACGCATCTTTTTCATAGCTATTGCAATCTTAGACTCACTAATTTTATCTTCGTCAACAGCTTTTTCAGTACCTAATGTATATTCAATACCAGCTTCATCACCTATAAATGCAAGCATCTCAATGATTACAGGCATAGCTAATATACCTACGTCTATTGTATGTAACCCCTGCATCACCGCCGTTGATTGCATTGAGTCTGCCATAGTTGTTAGTGGTATACCCAGTTCCATACTGTCGAGTAGTGCATCGTAAACATCGTCAGATGTAAGTCTTGGTATATAAAACTCAAGTGCTTCTTCTACCGTGTTATACTTTGGTGGGTTCTGCCAAGGTCTACCGCCAACTTCAGCAGTCATGCCTTGTCCGGGAATAGGATAGTTAAAAGAGGGAGAAGGTTTATCGACCATTGGTAAGTTGCTTTCTCTTTTTACGGATAGAGGTTACATAGTCTCGCACTCTATCAATTGGTTCATTTAAATTTTCTTTAGGTTCAGCTTCACGTTTACGAGATAGAAGACCCATACCCATAGAAGATTTCTTAGGCATATCTTCAAGTTCTGCATCTGTAATGTTTAAGTTTGAATATGCTGTAACTGCTGGGTTAATATTCATTATTGTATTCCTTTATCCTAAGATTGCACCTATACCCTTACCAAGTAAGGTATCGCCACCGATAGGTGATGTAAACATTGTAGCTACTAAACCACCCCATGCAGATGCAGAGTTATAGTCAGCTTGTAGTGCTGCAATATCTGCTTTAGCATCTATCTGTAGTTTAATTGACGCTAGATCAACAATACGTTGTCTCTCATTCTCAGCACTGTTCCATGCCCACTCCATACTATCAGAGTAGTATGACCACAAATCATTGTATGCAGTATTAGATATGTCAAGTACATTCTGTGCATTGATTTCATTAGCACGATTTATTGCTACAGTATCTGCAGTAGCAACTTGTCTACGCCACTGTGCATTATTCTGATCAATGACTAATCTATTTTGTGCATTGAACTGATCACGTTGATTCATCATCTCTGCCGCAAATCTATTCTGTGCGTTCATCTCACCTGCATTAAACTGGTTCTGTGCATTAGTTTGTGCAGTATTAAACTGTGATGTTTGTGTGGCTAAGTTAGCAAAGAACTGATCAGTTTGATTTTGACTTGATGCATTAAACTGTGCCGCCGCATTAGTTGCCGCTTGATCTGTAAACAAAGACTGTACTTGTTGTTGTGATTTAAACAACTCAGTTTGTTGTATGTTACTCAAGTTAGTTAAGTCCATTTGCATAAATGCTTGTGCATTCATTACAGCCGCTTGTTGACGATTACTTAGGTTAGCCATATCTAAGTTAGACAATGCCGCCGCTTCTGCCATTACCATAGCTTGTCTATTAGATAGGTTAGCTATATTAACAGTGTTAGCATTACGACTATTCTCCAAAGCAACCTGTTGTTCAGCAGTGAAGTTCATGTTAGCTACATCACTAATCTTACTTGCATTCATAACACGTGATTGAAATGCTTGATCAAACTCTTGACCCATAAATGTTGCACGTTGCTGTGCCGCAAGCATAGCACGTTGTTGTCTGTTTGACAAGTTCTGTGTTTCAAAGGATGCTTGTGTCTGTGCATCAGCCATTGCGATAGGTAATGCTGACTCCATAGCGGCCTGTACAATGGCTTGACCTGCCATACTACTAGCACCTAAGCCACGTGCCGCCATAGTCGCTGTAGCAGTCCTCATAGCCCCTGCAGCCCATGCTGGTGTAGCTCCACCCTCAAAGTTTGTCATTAGTGTGTCAAGTTGCCCTGCCACAGTAGCTTTCTGAGATGGTGATGCAGTAGCCGCTTGCACTTCTTCTGTAAACTTAGATGCAGTTTCAGCATTTGCTACACCACTTATAAGTTCACCATTTTCAATCTTACGCTGTACTGGGTTCTCCATTAATATGGATGTACCTTGTGCCGCATCTAACTCACTTACACTAGTTGCAGTTGCAGTCTTAGCATCTACAATAGCTTGTGGATTAACTGTACCTGTAGCCGCTTGTGTTTGTGCCAGTGCTTTTGCTACTTCATCTGCCGATGTAGCCGCAGTCATAGTAGCCGCATCAGTAGGTGTAACAGCATCAGCTTGTGCAACAGTAGCAGTAGTTACAGGAGTAGATATATCACCTGTTACTTGCCCACTACGAGGATCAATTATCTGATCACTAGTTATCTGCGTACCTACAGGTTGTACTGTAGCACCATAAGCTAGTGATGGATCAATGGCTCTATTAGCAATTAACTCAGATACAGATTGACCTTCGTATGCACCTGTCTGTGGTACACCACCTACTGAAGTACTTGTATTTTGAATACTATTTGCGTTTATGTCTGGTTTAGTATCACTGGGGCCGGGACCTCTTGCAATAGCTTCAGCAATAGCCGCAGCTTCTTCGGGTGATTTAACATCACGTTGCATTTGCCTGTTAACAGCCTGATCATATGTGTAGCTATATGTCTGTGGGCTTGTATTGGTTGTACCAACAATATTACCTTGCGCATCCATAAGACCTGTACGTGGATCAAGCGTTCCTGATTGTGTAGCTAGATAAGCTTCATATGCTTTATCCTGTGCCTTACCAATACTACCAGAACCCATCTGACCAAAGTAAGGGCTATAGTACATATCTTGAGTACCTACAGTATTACTATTTTTAAAGTCTGTATACTCTGGTGAATTAAAAAAGTCTTGGTTTATCTCTGGTAACCGGGGTGGTATTAATGTACCATCAGTTTTTGAAGATTCATTTGCAAACATGTTAGGTGTAAGATTCATTTGAGAACCAGTAGCTGATGTAGTTACACCACCAACAGCATAGCTAGGTTTCTTTACTATACCACCCTTAGCCATTTCCATAGCTTTGTTTTGATACATATTCATCTTACTCATTTTATCAGGGTTCTGATTTAAGTAATCATTAAAGCCACTCATATCACCTTGATAACCTAAGTTACCTGCAATGCGTTGCATAGCCTGTGGTTTAAATCCTTTGAACTGCATCATTCTTCTATCTTCCTTATGTTGTCATGTGACAAATTATACTCTATCTTAATATCTGTGTCAAGCATTAACTTAATCTGCTAGTGGATTATCTAGTGCACGTTGTAATTTAGTTACTAGTCTATCTTCTAACTCTTTCATTGCTGAAGACTGTGACACTCTTACACGTTCTCGTTGATTCTCAAACCTTATTTCAGCATCATCTATCATAGTACGTACCTTGTCTTCATTGTCACGTACCATATCCTCAATACGATCTGTCTGTTGTTCTATTCTTAACAGATCATCTTTCAGACCATTCTTAATATCTCTAGTGTACTCTACACTCTCTTCAACCTTCTCAGATATACCAGACACTTTAGCATCCATGATATCCATCTGTTGTTGATATGCACCTAAGTCTAACCCTGCAACTTCTTCTATCTTTTGGTATAGAGTGAAGCCACCATACAAACCACCAACTACTGTAGACAAGAAAGCTATTATAGCTAGTACTGAACTTGCTGTTAGTTTTACACCACCAGCTTTTACTTCTTTGTCAGCTAGGCTTTCAACGTTTGTTAAATCTACCATTAGTTCTCAAAGTCCATACCACCTGTCTGTTGCAGGTTCTTCAATGCTTCTAGCTCATTACGTAGTTGTTGTATCTCTAATCTACGTTGAGCTAACTCTACCTGATACAAGTCGTCACAATTAATACGAGACTTAGGTTTATCAAGAGGTATAACAACACGGGCATATAACCCTACATCCTTACTTTGGTGTCCAAAACTTGATGGATTAAATGTACCACCTACATTGTTGACTACACCTGTAACACCAAACTCTAAGTTTACACCACCACCTACAGCATTACTACAGTCTAAGTTACCTGCCCTAAATCTATCTGACTGATAGTTCATTGGTGGGTTAGGTAGTGTTAGAGCTAGGTTGTTACTCTCAGCTACTACTGAACTAGCTACGACACATAATGCCAATGCTAATCTCATGCTGGCTCACCATCAATACGTGAGCATATCCTAGAGACAACCAAAGTTCTTGAGTCTGTCTTTTTTCTTACCTTTGATGTAGTACAAATATATGTAGCTTCATCTAAATCTAACTCACGTATATACACAATAAAATCTTTACGTTCTTTATAACCTACTTTAATGATCCTATACTTAGATGAGAATGGTAGGTTTGTAAAGTTTAAATCAAACAAATCTATCTGATAATACTCTACATCTTCCCGTGAGTTAAACAAAGACATCTCTGCTTTAACTACACCTGCAACATACGTAGGTTTTAACATTGGGTAGGCTGGTGTCATTTCATGTGCAGAAACAACAGTAGCCCAACCCATAAACGCTATGATTAGTTTATTTAGCAATACAAGTAGCCTGTACAACTGCAGTGTATGTACCTCCCGGCAAAGGTTTAGCTGAACCGTAGACTGCACTTGATGCAGTAGAGAACCATGTTGAACCTGCAAGAGTTAGGTTAAAGATAGTGGTACTATCCACTACAACTTTTGCATCATTATAAGCTGACATTCCTGACACAGAAGTTTTAGTTACACTTGTACTTCCTGTCCATGCAAGTGTATCTGTAAGGTTAGGTGAAGAGCTAAAGGATGTAGGGTGAGTTATGTTTGCAGTATATGAGTCTGCAATAGATACATCAAACCTAATTACAGGTAGTACACCACCATCTGAAGGTGTTGTGCTTAACTTACTGGCAATAGGGTTGCCGTATACACCAGCTTTATCTGCTTGAATAACACACTTGGCGGCTACGCTTCCTGTAATATCTACAGTAGCAAATGCTGGTAATGCACAAAGTGATAGTAGTGCTGTTAAATATTTCATTGTATTCCTCATTTGTTATACTGCATGTCTACCATTTTTTCATGTAGTACTTGTTGGGCTAAATTGTTTCGTAAAGCTTTCTTGTTGTCGGGTATAGTTCCATCTTTTAATCCAGCCGCATCGTTTAGTGTACCGCCGTTTATCTTTGCATTGTAATACATATTGATATTAGTTTGTTTGTTTAAGGCTAATATTATATCGCTTTGATTTTGTGCCTTGAATAGTGTAAGAGCATTAGCAGAGGCAGTTAATCCCATCTCTATGCGTGTCTCCTCTTCTTCCTCTTCTTCATCTAGTATAAGTTTACCATCTTCGTCATACTGAAACTCTTCAGCTTCTAGTGTATCTACAACTGCATCATCTTCTAGTGCATCATAGACTATAACCTCTGGTAATACTGGCATAGGCTTTACATAACCTGCACAAGATGGGTCAGACTGTGGATCATAGCATTTGTCTAACCTGTAGTTGTATATTACAACAGCATCTTTAACAGTTCCTTCACCCTCAACTTCAACAAACCCAGTACCCCATTTAGATGCTGGTATATTTGAAAGAGGGAAAGACTTAACAATAGTATTTCCGGGTACGCCAGACCAATCATCAGTCTCTCTAAATGTATAACCATCTCCACTTGCGTTGTGATTGCCTACATGTACCTTCATATCTGCTTCTGGGTCTTTTACTGTAGTGTACCTATAGAGTAATCCATTTATATCTACACCACCGATACTAGGTAAGATAGAATCCATAGACCAACCTAATGCACCTGATGCCGCATTACCTGTAGCTCCATACGTATATGGTTCAGAGTAGGAGTAAGAAGGCAAGAGTACTAAAGATAACACCCAAGCCAATCTTAGTTTCACTGTTCTCATCAAACATCTTTCTGATTACATCGTTTTGATCTCGTTCGATCTCATCTTTAACTGCTTCCATATCCCATGCTAGTCTAGCTTGATCACCAACTAATCCATCTTTAGGGCATGGTGTACCTGCATTCATCATAGCATCAAACACTCTTTCGTCTTGACACATTACTGATACTGCGGCTACCTTCATGCCCATGTCATACATAGTCTTAGCATTCTTGAGCTTCTCACAGTTCATGTCACGTACTGTACGACCTGCTGAGATACCTAGTATCTGTGTCTGTACTGCCCCTGCTACACCTACAGTACATAAGTCAGAGTTACTTGCACTTATCTGTGGAGATATAGCCGATGGTGGTGGGCTATTGATTGTAGTATCCATAGAACCATTTGAAGTTATAGTACTATTAGTGTCAGTCTTTATAACATCATCATCGGCATGTGCAATACTACCGATTAGTAGGGTAAATAGTATAAGTAAGAGTTTCATTTATTATCTTGTTCTGCCATTCTCTCTACTAGGTTACGAATAGCTTTAATGTTTTCATCAATACGTCCTAGAGAGACAGCTTGCATTTGTACTGTCTTCTCTAGTGTATTTATACGAGTTTCTTGGCGAACTAAATCACGAGCATTATTTTTGACGGAAGAGTCTAATGAAGACACATACCATACAAGTGATATAGTTTGTAGTACGATAGCTACGATTAACGTAACTGGTACTGACTTAGAAAGATGCCAACTCTCAGTCATGGTTTAGTAGGCCATGTTATATTATCTGGATAGCCATCTAAGTCTTCTATATCTAACAGAGCTTGACGATAATTAGTCCACTCCGTTCGTTTATCTTCTGACATTTCGTTCCAACGTAAAGCATTAGATACAATAGGGTCTACATCTGATAAGAGTAAGTCATCACGTACTTTTCTTGCGTATTCTGGAGCTTTAGCCTCTTGTGCCGCCCGTTCTGCCGCTAGTTGGATTTCTTCTTCTTCAGTAAGCTGTATTGTTATTCCGTCTACTATTTTGTGATTTGACATCGTCGTTACCTTTTTTATTTGAGTATACCAAAAGCTGAAATTGTACCTTTTTGCATATTACCATTATCAAACTGTAGCTTGAATGCATTCCAATCAGTCCAAATATTTCTTGAATAACTCTCTTCAGCAGTTCCGCAAGAATACAAAGTTACTACCTGTTCATTGCTGTATGCCCTATATGTAGCAGACCCCATCGCTTGGGTGGTTACTGTATTTCCACCATGTGCATTCATTATCATTACATATCCACTCACATTAGCTCCAAAGTTTCCTGAAGTAGTAAAGCCTTGTTGTCTACTTATTCTCATATCTTCGTTCCAAGTGTCGCTCAACTGAGAGCCACCCTTATGGTAAAAGAGAGTTCCTCGTACATCCCCATAGCCTTTGTAAGAACTACCGCCGTTGTCACTAAATTTCATTAAGAAATCTTTTGAGTCTTGGGTGCAGACTATGCCATTAAACTCAATATAGTAACTATCATACTTAGTGCTATCAACTCCTGTAAAAACATAAGATGAAGTGTTGTTCATAACCGACCTGCTTAACAATACTCTTGAGCCACCACTAGCGTCTGCCCATTGTGCAGTGCCAGCAGATGCATATTTAAGTATTTGGTCTGTAGAGCCGCCACTAGGGATATGGTTATTACCATTACCTGTTGGGTGAGAATAGTTGTTAGCATTGGTTGCCATTGTATCTAATCTAACACCATCTGCCGCAAGATCACGTCCATCTACTGTACCTGCTACAGTTACGTTTCCTGATATGTCAGCATTACCATTTATGTCTAATTCTGTAGCTACAATTTTGGTATTAACATTAAACTGAGTAGCACTAATAAATGCTCTTTGAGTGCCACCTACAGAAAATCCTAAGTTATCTGAGTTTGGTCTAAACATTCCTGTGTTTGTATCACCGCTAAATGTATAACTAGGCAAACTAGCCGTACCATTTGCTATTGCTACTCTACTATTGAATATAGCTGTACCAGCGTCAGACATATCAAGTCTTAGGGCTGTTATAACAGAACTACCATCTAAACCTTGAAGTTTCATATCTCCATCACTTATTGCAGAATATATTAAAAAGTCATTGCTACTTTTGTATAAAGCTCCAAAGCGTGTACCGCCATCTTTAAGATTGATGGCTGAACCATCAGCATCAAGGTTAATATCTCCTGCAACGTCTAGTGTGAAGTCGCCAGAAGCATTAGCTATATTACCTGTGACCTGTATGCCTGTTGATGTTGTGGCTAGTTTCTTGGCGTTATCATAATATAAATCAACAGAGCCATTTTGGTTAAACACTCCCATGTTTTCAGAACCACCAGTAGCTTGTATCCTTACGCCATCGTTTCCTCTAATATTAAGTCGTCCAGTTCCTTCATCTTGAATATAACTATCAGACCCATTATGATAAATCTGGAGGTCAGACCCAGCACCGAACTTAGCTTTGACGTTATTATTATACAGGACATCGCCTGTCATAGTGCCACCAGCTTTTGGTAGCTTAGTGCCTAATGCTGTTGTAAGTGTAGAGTTATAGTTAGCGTCATCGTTGATAGCCGCAGCTAACTCATTCAAGTCATTGAGTGTGCTTGGTGCGCCACCAATAAGTGTTGTAATCTTATCTGTAACGTAAGCTGTTGTAGCTATTTTAGTACTATCATCAGACTCAGCTTGTGTAGTTGCTGTAGTAGTAGATGATAGAGAACCACTAAGTGAACCACTGATAGTACCTGTAGCTGTTATGTTACGGAAGCCTGTTATATCTTTGTTTGTATTAACTACTACAGCTTTAGATGCTGATACTGTACCTGCTGTAATACCATCAATGCTCTCTAAGTCATTCTCATTAATATCAGCACTACCTATTACAAAGCTACCACCAGTGATAGCACCTGTAGTTGTTATAGTAGATGAGCCATTGTCTATGTTACCAAAGCCTGACGTTATGCTACCACTATTCAATGCACCTGTAGAAGTGATGTTAGTTGTAGTGATACCATCTACATATGCTTTGATAGACTGCTGACTAGCAATGCCAGTAGCAGAGTCACTAGCAAGATTATCCTCATCAAGGAAGCTCTTACCATCTAAGATGTTTATTTCTTGTGCACTATCTGCTAAGTCTCTTGCCTTACTCATATTTTATATCCTTATTCTGGCTTTGTAGGCCATGTTACTGTATTCGGGAAACCTGCTTGTGCTGGTAAGTTAAGCAAGTCAGTTCGGTACTGTGTCCACTCTGCTTGTTTAGCATCTGTAAGTTCAGCCCAACGTAGAGGGTTAGTTACTATAGGGTCTACTTCTTCGACTAACTTCTGGTCACGTTGCGCCCTAAGACCTGCCGCTAAACCTGCATCTAGTTCTTCTTGAGTAGGTGCTACATAAGCCGCATAGTCTGAGCCAATAAGCCCAAGCAATACGCTGTTGTCTACAGTCATATCTGTATCATCAGGGTTTAAATGATAAGGTATCCAATCAAACTCTGGATGGTTAATCTCTACTTCAAATGCAGTATTCTCTGCGTTTAGTGATTGTGCGTTACGCACTTCTGTTATTGTTACTGTTGGCATTAACGCCTCCTATTATTATTATTAAGATATTCTGACCCAAAGTGTACCATAGTAGCCAGTTCCCCCATAACCCATACAACGCCAAGTTCCTGATTGCGCAGTAATAGTGTCGTATACAAAATTATAAACAGCATATGCTGTTTGTAGATTTGAACCTGCTATTGTTTCTCCAACAGTGTAATTACCACTACCAGCACCAGCACCAATAAGACCATAAGTACCAACAGCACCAAAAGCTGTACTGCCACCAACACCTGTTAGGTTAGAGCCATCGCCGTAATAGTTTACAGCGTATACGTCTTTGAACCTTTCTGAACTACCACCCAGATTAACAGCATTGTCCCTGCCGCTTGCTGATGCTGGGTCTACTGGTATTAACCTATCCGAACCATCATCAAAGTATAACCCAGTGTTACCAGACCCTACAATAATAGAACCGCCGTTAGCCGCAATACTACCTACATCTGCCCCGCCTTTGCGGAGTTGTATAATAGTGCCATCATTAGTAAGTCTATCAAAGAAAGCCGCCGCACCACTTGCTCGTCTTGCTTGCACAAAACCTGCTTGACCTATTGTAACAGCATTTTGTGAGCCTTGTAATGTAGAGCCAATTACAACATAGCCATTTGAGTCTATGCGCATACGTTCTGATGCTGAAGTGCTAAAATGCATATGGTCATCAGAGTGGTCGTAGGTAATAATACCTCTATTTGGTGCATTTCCAGTTGTTCCATCAGCAAAATGTATTGAACCATTACTAGCAGTACCAGTTCTAATGGTCATACCAAAATCTCCACCACTATTACCAATAACTAAATCATCAGCAGCAGTGTTAAAATCTCCCGGTGTATCTTGTGCTATACCAACTCGCCCTGACGAGTCGATGCGCATACGTTCTGAGCTGTTTGTACCAAATAACAGTGGAGTACTAGCTAATGTATATAATTTTGTTTGCGCTGAATGTGTTTGCAAAAACGCATACTTTGTAGAACCATCATTACTAGTGCCATAGAGTTCTGAATAGTCGTCACTTCTACCACGCATAGATATTGCATTTGCACCACTATTAGCTTGTACGGTTAAAGGCATATCAGGAGAACTCGTACCAATACCAACACGGCCTGAGTTATCAATAGATACTGCATTGCCAATAACACCTCCAGCATTATTACCTACATCAAACGCTAAACCACCATTATCTATTCCTTGTATTCTACCTAAAGTACCACCGGGGTTTGAGAATGAAATTAATGCGTCTAAACCGTCTGTTGAATTATGTAACTTTAGTAAATCTTCAGATGTGTTTTCTACCCACAATTTATAACCTAATGGATTACTCGTACCAATACCAACGTTGCCTGATGAGTCTATGCGCATACGTTCTGTGTTGTTTGTACCAAAGCGTATATCGCCAGCTTCTCTATTAAGTATTTGAAATAGAGTACCTTCCTGTTGAATGTCTACACCATCGTTAGCTGTGTGTCCTGTTGCATCATCTGTAAGGTGGATTATTGTTCCACCAGTAGTAGTTGCAATATCTAAAACACGAACAGGCGCACAACCAATACCAACTCGGCCTGATGAATCTATTGTTAGCCTGTCATTAGTTCCTAATTGAGCATTACCGCTAATTTTGAACTTGTCACCATCAGAATTATCGACACCTATAGCAAACGGGGTTGCACCGTTTAAATCAAACCATATGCGTGAGTCACCAGTACCATCTGCTCTTATATCTAAAGTGGCACTTGTATTTCCTGTTGATCTAAACTCAGCGATTGCACCACCACCTGACAATGCAGAATGTATAGCTAATGGTGTCGCTGGAGAACTCGTCCCAATACCAACATTTCCTGACGATACATTTAAACCTCCAGTAAGTGTACCACCAGCTAGGGGTAGTTTAGTAGCAATAGAGTTTGTTATAGTAGTACTAAATGATGCATCATCGTTTAAAGCTGCGGCTAACTCATTAAGTGTATTAAGAGAACCCGGTGAGCTATCTACAAGGTTAGCAATAGCTGTGTCTGTATAAGCTTTGATAGACTGTTGTGTGGCTAGTGCTGTTGCACTGTTAGATGCCATGTTATCTTCATCAAGTATGTTTGTAATAGACACAGAGCCTGTACCAGATAAGCTATCAAACTCAACTGATCCACCAACGTCTAAGTTACCTGTCATAGTACCGCCAGATAAGTTTAGTTTTTCTGTATCATTAGCTAATGGAATCCAGTTACCTGCATGTGCGAAGTAACCTTTACCTGTTGCATGAACATGAGCAAACATACCGTGATAAGTTGATGCACTTGGTAAGTCTGATAATTGAGAATATACGTTACCGAATAAAACTTTATTGCCGTTACCATTAATGTCACCTGTCATAGTGCCACCAGCTAGACCTAAGAACCTAGCATCTGCCGCTGTCTTACTATAGTGATCTGCAAGTTGGAATGTACCATAACCTACGATGTCAATAATATCACCAGCAGTAGCACCTGCACTTAGTACTACAGTAGAACCACTTGTAGCTGTTACGTCTGTACCAACTAAAAGTTTTACACCATTAAGATATACATCTACGTAGCCTACATCATATGTTGCAGAGAATGTAGTCTGTCCTGATGTAGCTGTATATGTGTTACGACCAGATGTACCATTAACTGATGAACCTGCCGCTTGCCAACCACCTGATCCACTACGAACAAACATAATGTTACTTGTAGTGTTAAAATACAATGCACCTGCTATTAAAGCGTCACCGTCATTGTCTACTGAAGGGGCAGATGATTTAGCACCTAAGTATCTGTCGTCAAAGTCATCATAAGAATTAGCGGCATTAGTAGCACTGGTAGCCGCAGCTGTTGCTGAGTTAGCTGAGTTTGTAGCTGATGTTGCTGCATTAGTAGCTGAAGTAGCCGCTTGAGTAGCACTAGCCGCCGCCGCTGTATTAGAACCTGCGATACTATCAACATAAGTTTTTGTAGCCGCATCGGTATTAGCAGTAGGAGTACCTAATCCAGTAATCTTATTGCCACCCATAGCTATAGCAGATGCCATAGTACCACCTGATTTTAGTAAGGCAGTTGTGTCAACGTAGTTCTTAGTAGCACCATCTTGATTAGCAGTAGGATCACCTAGTCCAGTTATCTTACTTGTACCCATAGCTATAGCACCAGACATAGTGCCACCTGATAAGTTTAACTTAGTAGCATCTTGTGCATCTACATAACCTTTACGAGATAGCTCATCATTTGTTGCAGGGTTAGCTGTAGATGTTACAGCATTAGTACCCATTACAATGTCACCAGTTAGTGTTCCACCTGCAAGGGGTAACTTAGTAGCTATAGAATTAGTAATAGTAGTTGAGAAGTTTGCATCGTCATTGATTGCCGCAGCTAACTCGTTAAGAGTGTTTAGGGCATCAGGAGATGAGTCAACTAAAGCAGATACCTCGGTGTCTACATATCCCTTAGTAGCGGCATCTGTTGAAGCACTTGGAGCACCTAAACCTGTTACTTTACTACCGCCCATAGCAATAGCACCTGACATAGTTCCACCAGACAGGTTAAGCTTTAGTGCATCTGCAGTATCTACATAGTTCTTTGTAGCCGCATCTTGAGCACTGGTTGGATCGGTAACATTAGCAATAGTTGTACCTGTAACATCTAGTGTACCGTTTACAGTTACATTGTTAAATGTAGATAAACCTGACCCTGCAGTTACATTACCCGTCACATTTCCTGTAAGATTACCAGTAACGTTACCTGTGATATTGCCTATTACGTTACCTGTAAGTGGGCCTACAAGACTTGAACCTGTAATTGTTGTACCTGTGATTGCGGCTGTAGAAGAAGCACCAATAATAG